GGCATTAGCCACCTCGGCAACGGACCTAAACGGCATCAGGGTCCTCCAGCGGTATCCACTCCACTTCGTCGGGTGACCACTCCACGCCCCCGTCAGGGTGCTCTGAGCAGGCCGACAACTCGGTGTCGGTCAGCGTCAGCAACTCCCGACAGTGAGCGCAGCGGTACACCACATCAATCAACCGTGGCCGTCAGCGCACCAGCGGCGAACTGCGGCTGGATGCCGTTGGAGATGGACAGGCTGGCGTTCAGTGCTCCCTTCAGCAGCAGGTGGCCGGTGCCCGTGGAGTCCGTGCCGATGCCGAAGTGCGTGGCCGTGGCGCTGCCCGCCGTACACTGACCGAACTGCACCAGCGCGGTGTTGGCGATGGTAGACCCGGTGCGAGTGAAGCCGCCTGCCGTGCGGGTTACACCTACGCGGCCGTAGCCGGTGTAGGCGATCTCGTTTGTGCTCTGGTTGCCCGCCTCGCCAGGGTCTGCGCTGTGCAGCGAGATGAAAAACGAGCCTGCAGCAGCGCTGTTCTGCAGGCCGGCGGCGTCGCCGATGTTGCTCCAATCGACGTTGAGGAACAGGAGGTCGAGAAATGCGTGCTCGGCAGCGTTGGTCATGGACATGGGGCAACTCCTTTACAGGCCGCTGGTGGCCTTCTGAACGGTGTGGGTGAAGGACGACACTGACACGCTGGCGCCGGCCGAGATCGCCTTGCTGTTGAGCACGAGGTTGGGCGTGTCGGCGGTCTCGCCCACGGTGCCATCCATGACCGCCGTGGAGCCGTTGGACGACAGGGCGCGGAACCAGGACGCGGTGCCGCTGGCGTTGGCGCTGCTGTCGGCCGTGAGCGCGTTGAATGTCAGCACGCCGTTGACCGCCGCAGGCGCCGCCGTGGTGTTGAAGCGCAACTCGGCCAGCAGTGTCTGCGTGCTGACGGCGGTGTCTGCGTCGGCCGGCTGGGCGCCGTCATAGATGCGCAGGTAGCCGTTGTTCAGCCGCGTCGCGAGGTCGTCGGCTTGACCGTTGACGGTGGCGTTGGTCAGTTGGGTGTTCTTTGGCATTGCTTGGCCCCGTGTCGATGGTTTCAGCTTTGCGCAGTTGCGCGAATGTTGGTCAGTAGACCGTCCTTGTCCCGCTCGACCGTGAACAGCCACTCACGAACGGGGACGTGAGGCTGCGGAAGCGATGCGATCGCGTGCGCCAGCATGGCTCCCAGCTTCTCCTGTGCAAGCGCCATCGGCGCCATGTCGATGGCCGCCACGGCTGGCGTCGGTGGCGGTGCGGGCGCGGGCTTGGGCGCGGGCTTGGGGACCACCTGGGCGCGCACGCCGGCCGTGTTGAACCGCTCCGAACCGATCTCGACCGTGGCCCCCTGACGCAGGGCCATTTTCTTGAGATCCTGGATCGACTTGACCGACTTCATTGAGGGATTCTCACTTTTGCAGGCAAGCGATCAACTCTCGCAACACTGATTCGCGGTCTTCGTACTCTTTCATCTGGGCAGCAGCATCCACCGTCATCGACGCCGTCTGGCCCGTATCTTCGACCATGACGTCGAATTTGACCTTCACGCCGGAGAGGGTGGGGGCCTGGGGCGGCGGCGGCGGCGGTGGGGGCGGTGGGGCTGGGGCCTTGGCCTCTTTCTCGGTCTTGGGCTTGGGCGCCCCACCCCGGCTCAGGGTCTCTTCTGCAGCCGCCCGTGGCACGATGAAAAGCTGGTCAGGCGTGTAGCTCTCCAGCATCTTCATGGTGGTGACTTGCGCCGGCTCCTCCATCATGTCGTGCGAGGCAAACACTAGGTCGCCATCGCCGAACGCACGCTCAATCTCGACTGGGTTGTTGAACTGCGTGCCGTGCTTGGTTATGAGCCTGTTGATTTGCTTTGCGGACAGCCTTTGCGGCTCGGCGCCGGTCTTGGGTGCGGTTTCCTTTTCGATGTCCGAGTCGGTGCGCTCGATCAACTTGCGCACTTCGGCTGGGCCCATGCTCTTGTTGTCGAACTTGATGCGCGCCCCAACCAGCTTTGACTTGGTCTCGGTTGCGCCAGCCTTGTCGGCCCGCTTGATGGCGTCGTCTAAAGCTCCGCTTACACGCGAACGCTCGTCAGACCGCTTCTCTCTCCTGTCGATGGCATCCTGGACGCTGGTGTCGCCGCCTTTCGGGGTCCACTTCTGGTCCGGGGTCAGGCCGAGTTCCCTCATCTTTTCTTCGAGCAGGGCCTTGCTCATCACCATTGAGCCGTAAGCCACGCGCTCGCGGACCTGTCCTTCGCTCTGACGAGAGACAACTTTGTCTCCGACTTTGGCCACCAAGAAGACGTTGTCGCCGTTCTGCTCCCACTCGAACGAGGTTCCGTCCGGGAACGAGTTGTCTTTTTTCTGCGTCCACTCCGGCAGCGGCTTGTCGGCCAGCCGCTGCTGCTTGGCCTCGCGTTCGGTCTTGGGCTTGGCCGGTTTGCCTGTCTTGGCTGCCTCGATGTCGGCTTCGAGCTTCTGATACCCGGCTGCTGCCTGATCGCCCAGGTTTTCGATCTGCTTGTTGATCTCGTCCGTGCGATTCTTGTTGGCTGGATCAAGCAACGACGTGCGCAGTTCGCCCTCTGTGCGCCGCAGGCCCTCTCGCCAACTGTTGAAGTCGTTTTTGATTTGCCTGACGCGCTCTTGCCTCTGCTCAAGATCCGAAAGGCGCGCCTCGACCTCCGGCAAAGAAAACTTCTCGCCGGCGTCCATGACCTGCTGCTGGATTTCTCCAGACTCTTTCGGGAAGTCCTTTGTCAGCTTTTCGGCGCGGTCATACAGCGCATCTAGTTCAGCCTCTGTCGCAGGCTGTTGCTTGCGCTCCTTGGCTTCTTTCTCGGTCTTGGGAGTGGTGGAATTGCCCCTACCACTTTCCATGATTTGCTTTGCGCGTTGCGCAGCCGCCCGCGAGACAGCGGCCATCGCCCTGTCATCGTCATTCGGCTCACCTTCTCCCAGCACGTCGGCTTCGGGAAAGCGCGCATTGGATTCGTTGGCGATCCTGGAAAGCTCTTCAAGACTTGTCGCCGAGTTGACTTGCGCAGTCAGATCTTCCACGTCGCGTTGCCGCTTGGCCTCGCGCTCGGTCTTGGGCCCTACCCCTGGGGCGGCAGCACCCTGCGGTGCGGCGGGGGCTCGTAGGGTTTCTTCTCGCGGCGTTTCTGCTTGCTGGGCTTGATCGGCTTGGACATTGGGCTGCTGCTCCTTTCGCTGGCGTGCCTCTTTCTCGGTCCTGGGTGGGCCGAGATCCAATGGGATGTCGTCGTCGTTGGTAGGCGCCTGGGCCTGGAAGGCGCTCTCGCCCTGGATCGCCTCGCGCTCCAGGCGGGCTTCGCGCTGCGCTTCGGTCTCTTGCTGTTGACCGCCGAACAGGGCGCCCAGGCCGTCGATCGCTTGGTCTAGCCCTTGCGCTTGGCCATCTTCATTGGGCTGTTGCCCTGGCTGTTCTGGTACTGCGCCGGGGGCTGCTTGCCCTTGGGCGCCTTGGCCGGTGGCCGGGCCTGATGCAGACCCATCGAGTGATTCTTCGGTTTGCCGTACATCTGCTTCTCCTGGTTGGTCGATGCCGTAGAACTCGCGCAACGCGACAGGGTTGCCGCGTGCCTGCACGAGGGCCTGCAGTTCCTGGGACTCGCTTGCGGACAACCCCGGGCCGGGTTCTTCGGGCGTGCCCTGCTTGTCGCGCAACTGCTGGAAGCGCGTGCCCGCGAAGTCGAGGATGTCCTGGTCGCCCTGGGTGATGGCGGCCGGTGTGGCGGGCGCCCCAGCCGACGTCTGCGCAGCGATCCCGGCATCCACCGTCGGTTGCGCCTCCGCAGCCGGGGCATTCGTCGCCGTGGGTGCGGTCGGCAGCACCGTGGACTCGGGCAGGCCCGCGTCGGTTGCCATGCCGCGCACGATCTCGTCGGCGGTCTGGACGAGCGGATCCCCGGCCGGCGCGGTGGCGCCCAGGCTGGGCTCGATCCGGCCGTCCACCGTGGTCGGCGTGTCCGCGGCCGGCTGCTTGCGACCGATGAAACCGGACCAACGATCCAGCGCCGTGCGCTTAGCGGCCTCTGCGTCGGCCTCGGCCACGCCCTGGCTCACGCCACTGTCGCGCAGAAAACGCACGCCTGCCGAGACGCCCGTGGTGCCAGCACCCATGAGCCCCGACTGCATGATGGTCTGCGCGATCGTGTCGGCGACCTGCTTCATGTAGTCGCCGAACGTGGCGTTCGGGTTTAGGCCAATGCCGTTGCCCGCGAACTTGTCCACCGAGAACTGGCCGGTGGTGGTCAGCAGTTCGCCCGGGATCTCCTTCTTCAGCGCCGAGAACAGCAGGTTGGCGATCTCGTCCGTGGGCATGCCCCGAGCCGCGGCGCGCAGCGCGTCCATCTGGGCGCCCAGGCCGAACTTCTCGCCGATCACCTCGAAGGCAGAGAACATCCCAGCCCGGGTGGCGGCCTGTCCAGTGTTCTGCCCCTTGGCCCGACCGTCGCTGTACTCCTGGCCGAACGACTGCAGCGCCATGCCGGCGAGCGGGATGGCCTGCGATGCCACGGCCGTGCCGGTGATGAGGAGCGGCAACTGTTGGGCGATCGAACTGACTGCGCCTTCCAGGTTGCGCTCCAGGAAAGTTCCGCGCTCGCCGATGGCCTCTTCCTGGCCGCGAATGCCGCGCCCGGCGTCAGCCGCCGACTTCGAGGCTGCATCGAACCCGATCAAGTCGGACTGGAACTGGAACAGGCCGGCGTAGGTCTTGCCGATCCCGAGCACGCCCTTGGTGATGCCGCGCACCAGCGCGTTGTTCGCGCCGTTGGCCGGGTTCTTGGGGTCGAAGAAGTCGGCAGTCTCGAAGTTGAACGTGGACTCTTGGACCGTGCCGTCCAGCGCCTTGATCTCTTGCCCAGGCGTGACGTTGCGCTTGGCGCCCTCGCGCCCGGCCGTCTCGGCAAAGCGCGGGTCTTCGCCCTGCAGGCGCAGACGGGCGGCTCGGAACTCGGCGCGGGGGTCCAGGCCTTCGAGCATGGTGCGCATGCCGGTGCCGGCCTGAGCCATGCCCTGGTCGGTGGCCTGGGCGAAACCGGCGCGCTCGCGGGCCAGTTGTCCCGTCCAGCCGGGGGCAGCGCCCATCATCGACCGCTCGGCGGGCGTGGCCGAGTTCCAAGCCGCCTCGAACGCACGCCGAACCTCGGGCTTGACGGGCGCCCGGCTGGTGAACTCCTGGTCGGGCACCGGGCCCGGCTGCTCCAGGATCGGCTTGGCCGGCTTGGCGCTCTTGGCCTTGGGGTAGATCCCGAACGCCGCCTGCCCAGCCTGCTCGTCTACGGCGGGGGCTGGCTCTGGCGCTGGGCCCAGGAACTGCTCGCGGATCGCGCCCGCGTCCTGGCCGACTCGCGGCGCCACCCAGTAGTCGAAGTAGGCGGCCTTGGCCTCGGCTTGCTTGGCCGCAGGCAGCGCCTGGAACTCGGGCTTGGACTGGATGTCGGTCCAGGCCGGCACGCCTGCGAACTTGTCTTCGGCGGGCGCGGCCGGCTTGGGCTGGGCGGGCTTCGGCTGCGCCGGCTTCGGCGCCGGCTGCTCGAAGAAGTCCGAGAAGTTCTGGTTCAGTGCCATGACTCAGGGGATGCCGAGCAACTTCTTGAGGGCCGGGTCCATGCCGGGTTGGGCTGCGGGCGCGGCAGGCGTTGCACGCGGACCACCAGCGGCTGGCCCCCCGCCTTGCGGTTGGTTCTGGCTGTCCCACATCTTTCCGGCGTCAGTCGCGGCCTTGGATGGGTCCACAATTCCTGCAGTTTTCAGCACGTACTCTTGGACGAATGCAGATCTGCTCTTTTCCTTTGACGAGCGCACAAGCCTCCATGCCTCTGCCTCGTTGGGCGCGACCCTGCTCTTGATGAGCCATTCTGCAAGCTGCACCTCGGCCGGCTTCTTGCCTTCGCGCTCAACCGCCTTGCCCGGTGAGGTAGGCGCCGTGTAGAGCGGCGTGGCCTTGCCGCCCTTGACCTGCACAAGGCTGTTGCCGTCGTTCACGTTGAACACTTGACCCTTGTCCATCGAGTCACGCACGCGCTGCATGTCGGCCAGCGGCATCTGGAACAGCACCGCGCCGTCTGCGCCCTTGGCCACCAGTAGGGGCTGGCCTTTGGCATCCTTCATTGAGCCGACCTCGGCCACCGTCTTGCCCTTGAGCGACGGGAACAGGCCGGTGTTGATTGAACCCTGGATGTAGTTGCGCACCATGTCCGGGTTGCCAGACTGCAGGGTGTCGTACAGGCCCGAGACCAACTGGCCTTGAGCCTGGGCCTGACTGATGACGCCCTGCGCCGCTTGGGTGGCGATCTTGACCGGTTGCGTGGAAAGATCCTCACGCGACTGGTTCAGCCCCACCATGGTCTGGTTGGTCGCGGTCTCCAGACGAGCCGGGTTGTTCTGCAGCGCGTTGGCCGAGTTCTGCAGGCCGACTTCGTTGGTGTTGCGCTGGGTGTCCTGCACGGTCGGCTGCTGGGTAAGTCCGAACTTGGCGTCGGCCAGGGAGTAATCGACCTTGGCGTCGGTGGTGTCCTCGACCCTGGGCTGACGCGCCCCGGCGCGCTCCAGGCTGTAGCCTTCCTGGCCCAGGCGAACAATCTCGTTGGCCGTGCGCTGCGGTCGGGTGGCGATGCGCGCACCGGACTCCCCTACCCGATCGCGGTAGCTCAGGCGGTCGGCCTCGGTCTTGTCGCCCAGCACCGACATCTCAGCATCGGAGCGTTGCGACTCCCAGCCAAACCGTTTGCGGTCGCGGTCGCGCAGTTCTCGGCGGTCGCCTTCGCGGAAGTATTCATCGAGGGCCGACAGGCCCATTGCGAGGCTCATGGTATCTCCTACATCCCGAACTCTTGCTGCTGCAGCATGTTGGTCTGCTGCGAGCCGATGTCCGTGCCGTACTTGACTGAGGTGCCTACGTTCCCCAACCAGTTGCTCACCGTCGGCGTGGAAAAGATCCGATCCGCCACTCGGCCGGCGTTGCGCGCCTGCGAGTCGGCCAGACTGTACTGGTTGGCCGCGATGTTACCCATCGTGTTCGCCGACGAATTCAGCATCGACGAGGCCTGCGCGGGCAGACCTTTGCCCAGGCTCATCGCGTCCACCTTGCGCGCCCAGGCCGTGTCGCGGATGTTGCGCCGGGCCGTGTTCTGGCTGGTGGCGCCCGCCGCTGCTTGAGACAACTCCAACCCGACCATGCTGGACTGGGCTGCAGCCGACGAGGGATCGAAGCCCGGCTGCCGGCTCAGGCGCTCGCGGGCAAGGCCGAACTGGCTGTTGACGTCGGCCGCCGCTTCGCCAGCCGCTTCGGCGTACCGCTCGGGCGAGTCGAACTGCTGCGCATCGGCCACCAGTCGCCGCTCCAGCGGCTGGTAGGTTTCCTTGTAGGTGTCCCACTGCTCTCGCGCAATCTCGGCCTGTTGAGCCGCGGCGTCGGAGGCGCCCTGCTGGGCACGGGCGGCCCTTCTCGATGCGCTGTTGGAAGCGACCCCCCCGATGACGGCCGAGCCGATGATGGCCGCTGCAGTGCCGATAGCCATGTTCAGTTCTCCAGGTTCTTGGCGTAGTTCACGTCCACTGCGCCGTAGCCCTTGCGCTCGTAGAAGCGCGCCAGCTTGTCAGGCGTCATGGTGGCGGTGCTGGCCATGAAAAGGGTGCTCGATCCGATCGCCTTGGCCCAGTCCTCAAAGGCCTGCAGCAGGCGCAACGCCGTGCGTGTGTGACGTGCGGCAGGGTCCACCCACCAGAACAGTTCGTGCGTGGTCGTGTGCGCCGCGTTGACATAGTGCGGCGATGCGACCCCGGCGATCATGCCCAGCACTTCCCCGCCGACGTCGCCCACCAGCAGGCATGACGTCTCGCCCACTGCCAGCCGGTGGAACGTGTCGGCCATCGAGGCCGGGCAAAACGGGATGTAGGCCGCGCAGGGCGAGGCGGTGTGGAATTGCTCGGCCATGCGCATCAGCGCCGGCAGGTCGTCCGGCTCGGCTGGGCGCACGCAGACGGTGGACGCGGAATTGGCGAGCATGACCAATTCTGCCGGTGCGAGGTCAATTCGACCCCGGCGCACCGGGCTTGGGGTGCGCCTCCTTGACCGCCTTGATCTGGCTGTAGAACGGCTCGACCCGAGGGATCACGTTGTCGTCCATCGCGTGCCAGATCATGTCCATTTGGTCGCCCAGGCTGGGGTAGGCGCGCACGCGCTGCAGGTCATAGGCCGGGTCCGGCGCCCAACTTTCGCTGGTCTGGACGAACTCACCATCGACCAGTTGGATGCGCTGGAAACTCAGGCGCGGCGCGGACTCGGGGTATTCAACCGCGCCATCAGGTGCCTCAACGGCACTGAAGATGGCGGTGACGTAACCGCCTTCATCGAGTCGAGCGTAGGTCTTCATCGTTTTGCCGTGAGTGAGATGAACCTAGCCAGCATGCTGGCCCCCTTGGTTGAGGCGCCGCCATCAGCGATTCTGACCCGCAGACTGACCGTGTGGGTTCCGTTGGGAACCATGAAGCTACCCATGGTTGTGACCGAGATCCCGAAGTCTGAGATTGTCGAGGTAGATGATGTGTTCAGAGTCCCGCTGGCGAAGATGCCGAACTCCAGATTGGCCGCCGAAGCGTCCGTTGGGTAGGCTTGCAGCGCAGCCGTCACCGCGACACGAGCAAGACCGAAAGATGAAAGCCCATTCACCGTGAAAGACGCAGATGCAATGTCCGCGCTCCATGACGAGGTGACGGTGGTAGACAGGAATCCTTCCGCATAGACCGGGATGGTCACCGCCTCACCGGCCAACTGCAGCGTGTCGATCGCCGCGTCGCCGATCTTGGCGTTGTCGATGACGCCGTTGCCCAGGAAGGCGTCTTTGATGTAGACGCCAGCAGGACGTGTTTGCCCGTTGACGCTTTGCGGTGTCGTCAGGACGATGAAGGGGATCGCCGGGGCGATGGACGGCCCCGACGGACTGGCGATCGAGAAGCGATCGGCTCGGAAGATGAACTCCGAGAACGGCGTCGAGTTGTTGGACGTGCTCGCCAGTCCGAACCCGGACACATAGCCGTTGTTGTCGATCTTGACCGTGTACTGAGCGTCGAGCAGCCCGTCCTTGTTCGCCCTGGCCTGGGCCTCTTGCTGGATGGCAACGCTGTTGGCGCCGATCGAGGCCTGGATGGTCGTGATCTGGCTGCTCAGAGACGCAAAGTTGTTCGACAGCGTGGTGGTCTGCGTCTGGATCGCCGCCACGTTGGTGTCGATCCTGGACACCTGAGTGTTGACGTTGCTCGTAATCGCGTTGTCGGCGTTGGCCCGCGTCGTCTGCTCCGAGGTGATGGCCGCCTCTGAATTGGCGACCCTTGTGGTCAGGCTGGTCAGAGAATTGGCTTGGTTCGCCGTGGTCGTGTTGAGCGTGCTGATGTTTGACTCTGCGGTCGTCGTCCGCGTCGTCAGGCTGTTGAGTTGCGTAGCCTGCGTGGCCGTCGTCGTGTTCAGCGCCGTGATGCTGGACTCGGCGGTTCCTACCCGCGTGGTCAAGGTCGTCAGCGACTGCGCCTGGGTGGCGCTGGTCTGCTGCAGGCTGGTGATGTTGGACTCTGAGGATTCGGCCCGCGTGCTGAGGGTGTTGAGTTGCGTGGCCTGTGTCGCAGTGGTCTGCTGCAGGCTGACGATGTTCGACTCCGAATTCGCGGTCCTGGTCGTCAGGGTGGTCAGCGACTGTGCCTGCGTGGCCGTGGTGGTCTGCAGGTTGATGATCGTGGACTCGGCGCCGCCTACGCGGGTCGTCAGCCCGGAGATCTGAGTTGCCTGATTGGCTGTCGTGGTTTCCAGGGACGCGATCTTGGAGCCCTGCACGTTGTCGAACCCGAGCCGCGTGGCCGCCTCGGCAGCGAGGGCGTTGGAGGTAGCTGCAAGGTTGTTGGCCACCCCCTGGATCTGGTTGGCGAGCCCCTGCGCCTGCGCGATGCGCTCTTGCTGCTCCTCGACCAAGTCCAGGTCGATCAAGTCAATCCGCTCGCCCAACTTCTTAAACAGCGCGGACTCCATGATGGAGACCTGCAGGTCGTAGATGATCCTGCTGATGTCCCCCGGCTTGATGGCGTCCTTGGTCTCGCTCTGGACTGCGTTGAGAGTGCGTCGGATGCCGTTGATCGAGCCTTCGATGCTGCCCAGTTCTGACGCTGTGACGAACCGCTGATCGCCGGTCCCCGACGAGCCGTTGCGCACATGCCAGCCGTCAACGATGGAGCGCAGAACCTGCCGTGTGTTCTCGTCGGCGATGGCGTCCAGCGAGTGCAAAGGCACCCCAGGCACGCCCTTGTTCAACTGCGCAAATGCGCCCAGCACGGACTGGGTCATATGGTTGCGAGTTCTCGCGCTGACTGCGCCACGCGCAACTCACGGAAGCGCCCTTGGCCGGTGATCTTGATCTGGTAGCGGTCGGACTCGTAGCCTGATGGCAATCTGAATGTGCGCTGTCCGGTGGTCAGCGTCTCGGTGTGACGCTTGACCCAGGTGCCACCCCAAGACCAGAACTCGACGGTCCACGATCCTTCCACCAGCGTCTGCGCAATACCGAAGTTGCACGGCCTGGGAATCACGATCTCGCGTGAGGCCCATGTCGTCTGCAGGTCATTGCCGCCGTTGAACTGATAGATCTTGCTGTCGTGAGCGTAGTACATCTGGTCGGACAACTGGCTCACGAACGCGCACTTGGCTACAAACGACGGCAGTTCTGTCATCGTGCCATCAGCCTCGTCCAGCCGGATCATGAACGGCCGAAACGTGCCCGCCGACGAGAACGCCACCAGCCGGCCGTCCCAAGAACTGAAGTGCATCGAAGACAGGCCCGCAGCGTACCGCTGGCGCCAGACGTCGCGGGTGAAGAACTTTTGCCCCTGAGCGAGGCTGGCGCTGCCGCCTGAGACCACCACCAGCCCGTCGTGGCTGGCGTAGATCACGGACCCGTCCACCACCGCAATCGACCGCTTGGAGACACCGGCCTGATCGACGTTGATCTTGCTGGTTGTCATCGAGTCCGGCGACACCCCGGAGACGAGGTAGGGCTGGGCCCGGGTCGTGACCAGCGCCCCGGCGCCGTAGACGATGCCACCAACGATTCCGTTGGGCAGCGTCTTGACGTACCCAGGTGGCCACGCCCAGGGCTTGTAGGCCTCGCTGAAGTGCAACTCGTTGCCCTTCCAGGCTGCGAGGATGCCGTTGGGCAGGCTCATCAGGCCCTGAAGGGCGGGGTCAGGGGGGTAGTAGTTGAACGACGACAACGGCTCGTTCAACTGTTCCCCGCGCACGTTGTCGGCGAACGTGAAGACGCCAGACCCCCCCGCGGTCACGATGGTGCCGACGTAGAAATACTGAGCGATCGAAGAACCCGTGGGCGTGCGGTACACCCGGATCTCGGTGATCGGGGCGTAGTTGAGTGCGACCGAGTCGCGTTGCACCGACACCTGGACGGTCTGCGCTGGGGTCAGCGTAATCACTCCCGGGTCGCTGGGCGGCCCTTCCTCGCCGTAGGAGTTGACGTAGGTGTAGACGTAGGCCCGCGTCTCCTTAGTCGCTTCGACTTGGTTGGCTGAGATCTTGACGGTGTAGCCAGCGCCTTGCCCGGTGTCTCCTATCGTGGCCACATAGGCCTGATTGGCGGCAACAAGCGACGAGTTGGCGGTGTAGACGTCGAACACCTGAACCTGCGTCTGCGTGGTTTTGGCCGTGACGCGGTACACCGGATAGGCGGCTTCAGGCGTGTCCGCGGCCCGCGCCGGGGGGTCGGAGAAGGTCAGCGTCACGCTGTCGCCGTAGGACGCGCTGTTGGGGGTGACGTTCTGCTCTTGGTACTTGACCCCACCGTACTCCCAGTGGAACTGGTGAGTGAAGGTCATCGTGGCCGTAGTCAGTGCCAGTTGCGACACGGACAGCGCAGGGGCCGTACCTGGGCGCGGCACCCCCACGACGTAGGACGAACCCGGGGGGCCGCCGTTGATGCGCGTGCCAAGCCGGCTGGCCACCTTCATGCCACCGTCGCCGGTGTAGTACATCCGGCTGAACTTGTCATTCGCCAGCGGCGAGCGCACGGCATCGACGTCGCCCGTCCAGGTGTAGAACGACAGGCCATCCTCGGTGTAGATCGAGCCGGCGTCGTTTTGCAGGCTCTGCAGCAAGAACCCGCCCTTGGTGTTGCGCAGTTCGCCGTAAGCGAAGTCACAGTTCTCGGCCAGCGAGGCTTCACCCTCGGACAGCCGGGAATCAGGCAACCGCGGCCGGATTCCTGAGAATGTCTGGAGTTTGTAGCCCGCCATGAGTACGCCTCAACGCTGCAGCCGCGTCACTTTTTCAGATGAATGAACGCGCCCGCCGCCAGGGCGCCCAACGCGGCCATCGTGAACGCCTGCATGATCGTCTTCCAGATTGTCCGTTTGGCACTACGCCATGCGTCCAGCAGGCCACGAAGTTCGGTTACGTCATGGACCGCGCAGTCGTCGTGCAGGCCAATGGATTCCAGAGCCTCACGCGCCCCCTTTTTGGCCGCTCGCTCCAACATCGCTTCGATCTGTTCCTCGTTCATACCGCACCTCAACTACAGGTCACAACGAATCATACGGTGGGCCACACCAGCGCGGGAAGTTCCGGCTCGATGTCGGCAAAGCCGCTGGGCATAGGCCGCGTGCCGGCCTGCACCTCGGCCAGCATGGTGTAGAGCACGTCCCAGGTTTCGGCCCTGGCGTCCCGGCAGTACGTCCCTTCAGTCGCAAAGCGCGGCACCGAGCATCCGGCGTAGTCGCTGGCGCTCTTGATGTCGTCGTAGCTACGCTCGCGGGCGAAGGCGTCCAGGCGGTCTTGAGTGGCTTGCACGATGCCGGCTTTCAGAGCCTGCATTTCAGCGGCCAACTCGCCGGGCGTCTTGTCTCGCAAGGTCCACACTTGCGTCCACTGCCCACTCACCAGCACTGGCGTGCCTTCGACTGCCACCTGCCCAGATTGAACCTGCGGCACGGCCACCTGTGCCACGCGATACAACCCGAAGTCAGCCAGCGTTTCGTCACTAGGAGTGTTTGGAAAACTGGTGCCAGGATTGGCGAGGCGCAAGTCCGTAACCGTGTACGGATACTGAGACACAGCGTCGTTCTCGATGAGTGCAAACATGCTTTACTCCAACTGCTGCTTGACCACTTTCAACATAATCTTGGCTTTTTTCTGCTCCAGCTTTTCCGAAGCCAGCAGGCCGCGCAACTGGTCAGCAAAAGACTGCAACTCGCTCTGCTCTGCGTCAGGCAACTTGCGGATTTCCGCTAGAGCCAATGTGTAGTTGTCGATGTTGATCTGGTAGTGCATCACCTCCTGCTGTCGAGCCCCGAAGGCTGCGGCGATGATTTCCTTGCGTGTTTGAATTTCCATTTGGTTTTCTTTAGGTCAGTGTATTGAATGCCACGCCACGGCCGTCGCTGGCAGGCAGCGTACTGGGGTCTGCATATTTGGTTCCAAAGCCTGAGCCAGACCAAGGGTATGCAGTGATAAAGGGTGAAGTACTGTGGGCTACTGCAATTGCTGAGCTGTTGGGGCTGAAAGCTACGCCACGGCCGCTGTTTGGAGGCAGCGTACTGGGGTTTGCGTATTTGGTTCCGAACCCCGAACCAGACCAAGGGTATGCAGTGATAAAGGGTGAAGTAAAGTGAGCTACTGCAATTGCTGAGCCGTTGGGGCTGAAAGCTACGCTACGGCCCGTGCTGGCAGGCAGCGTACTGGGGTCTGCATATTTGGTTCCAAAGCCTGAGCCAGACCAAGGGTATGCAGTGATAAAGGGTGAAGTACTGTGGGCTACTGCAATGTCAGATCCATTTGGGCTAAAAGCTACGCCATTGCCGTCGCCGGCAGGCAGCGTACTGGGGTTTGCGTATTTGGTTCCGAACCCCGAACCAGACCAAGGGTATGCAGTAATGTTGGGTGAAGAATTGTGAGCTACTGCAAGAACAGATCCATCTGGACTGAAGGCTACGCTATTACCAGTACTCGAAGGAGTCGTACTGGGGTTTGCGTATTTGGTTCCGAACCCCGAACCGGACCAAGGGTATGCAGTGATAAAGGGTGAAGTACTGTGGGCTACTGCAATTGCCGGCAAAGTCGGGTTCACCGCACCTGCCGCAGCCATCAAAATGTTTTTGGCGCTCATTTGATGTCCTTTGCCAATAGCAGTCCGCTCCAGGTGTTGCCAGCGTCGTGCGTGAAGAAGCCCAAGACATCACGACCTGCCGCCGTGAGCGCTGGCGATATGCCCCCGGCCCACTTCACGTTGGCCCACCATGTGATTACCGCACTGCCACCATTGGTGAGGTCGAGGATGAAGCTCGCCGCCGTGCCGCTGGCCGGCACGTTGCTGACCGTGAGCGTGGTCGCGCCGCTGATGGTGCGGGTGAAGTAGTTGCCGGAGCGCACGTCGATATCGCTGGCGCCCATCGTCACGCGGGCCTCACGCAGGCCGGTGGAGAGATCGAATCCCCCCAGGGCGCCGACCGTTGTCCGCACAGACCCGCCCGTGAGCAGACGAATCGGCTGAACCGTGCCAGTGCCGGTCTTGTCGGAGTAGATGTCCACCCCGGTCGTGGTGGCCGACAGCCAGCCATAGGCGGAATTGGCCGGGTCGGAGCCGGCGAAGGCGACGTAGTACGACGCTGCACCCGAGCCGTTGGCGATGGCCTGGACAGCCGTGGTGCCGTTGGTCGTGCTGGTCTGGAAGGCCAGCCGGTTCGCCAGGGTGCCGTTGTCAAAGTCGGCGATGATGCGGCGGGCCGTGCCGCTGAAGGTCAGGCTCCCGCCGAATGTCGCCGCCGGCCCCGCGCCTGACTGCGTCACCTGGAGCAGCGCACCCGCGCTGGTGCCAGTGATGGTCTGGTTGTTTGTGAAGGTGTTGGACCCCGCCAGCGCGGCGCGCGACGTGTCGGAGGCGTGGACGTGGTCAGCGCGGGCGTAGCGCGCCGAGGTTCCGACCGCTGCCGTACCGTTCATGACCGGGGTGGTGGCCGATGCCTGACCGATGACGTAAGCCGTCGTAGCGATCTGAGTGTTGTTGGTATCGACTGCCGCCGTGGGCGCAAGGACGCTCGCAGCCAGGAATTGCAGCGTGCCGCCGCCAATCGAGCCCGTGCCGCCGCTGGCGATAATGCGGGAGTCGTAGTCGGTAGAGGTAGCCCCGGTGTGGAAGTCGATGCCAGAGGAGCTGGCCGTGCCGTCTGTTCTGCCCCACTCAATGAAGGTGGCGCCGGATTGGTCCTGCACACTGAATATCGTTGGGTTGCCCCCGATGCTGCTCGACTGCATCGCAATCGTGCCCCGAGCCGTGACAGTGCCCGTGGTAGCCACGTTCCCCGTGAAGCTCGGGCTTGCCAACGGGGCGCGAGACGTGTCTGTCGGGTGAACGTGGTCCGCCCTGGCGTACAGGTTTGACAAACCCGCCGCCTGGGTGCCGTTCATGGCGATGGTGCCCGCCGTCGAGTTGCCCTGGCCGAGCACGAACGCTGTCGTGGCGATCTGCGTGGTGTTGGTGTTGGCCGCCGCAGTCGGTGCCGCCGGAGTGCCCGTGAACGTCGGCGAGGCAATCGGCGCACGCGACGTGTCCGTGGGGTGGATGTGGTCGCCCCTGGCGTAGCGCAGCGACGTGCCTACGGCCGCCGTGCCGCTCATCCCCGGAGTCGCGGATGAAGCCTGACCCACCACAAACGCCGTCGTAGCCAGTTGCGTCGTGTTGGTGTCCGCTGCTGCCGTGGGCGCAGCCGGAGTGCCGGTGAGCGTAGGCGATGCCAGGGGAGCCTTGGCGTCCAACTGCCCCTGAACCTTGCCAAAGGCACCCAGGATCGTGTCGGTTGCCGCCAGGGCAGAGTTGGCGCCACTGGCGTAGCCGGTCAACACGCTGCTGGTGTTGAGCACCCTGCGCCAGCTTCCCCACACGCGGGTCCCGCCGCTGTCATTTGACCCGCGAATCCAGAGATCGCCGGTCTGCCCCTGCTCAAAGAACATCTGGGCATTCCAGAGGTCGTGAGAGCCCTGGGAGGCAAGAACGAAACCCGTGGCATTTCCATTCGGGCCGTTGGCTATCGCTGCGTCACCAGTGTTCCAGACGATGCGCTGGAGCCCCGGAGTGCTTGGGCGGTAGTTGTTGAAGTCGTATGCGGCGCCGGTTTGCTGCGAAGACTCAGCAGCCAGCAGGTTTGTTCTGGCCCCAGACGCCGTGCCTGAGCCGGTTCCGCCCTTGGCGACGGACAGCGTCGTGATCGCGGGCTCATAAGCCGAAGACGCGGTGTAAGCCGCACTGCCCAAGGTGCCGCCGCCGCCGATGTTCAGCGTCGAGCCGTCCGTGCCGGCCAGCGTGATGTTGTTGTTGACCTGGAGCGTCTTCGACGTCGTGCCGCCCGCCACCGAGAACCCGGTGGCATTGGCCGTCAGCGTGAGACCGTTGTAGGTCTTGCCGGTCAGGGCCGAGGGCACGTCTCCGTCCACGATGGCATTCCACCCAGGCGCCGCCGACACCGTGCCGTTGCCCGTCTGGGTCAAGAACCGCTTGGCCGCAGCGGTGTTGCCGGCCAACCGGGTGTTGCTGTTGGCGCCGTCGCCGTAGATGAGGTCACCCAGGGTCGTGACCGGCGACAGGGCGTTGAAGCCTGCCGCCTTGGTAGTGGCGCCAGTGCCGCCGGAACTGATGCCAATGGCGCTGCCCTGCCACGTCCCGGACGTGACCACGCCCACCGTCACGATGCTGGCGGACCCGGCAGCGGGAGCGTAGGCCGTGCTGGCGGTGAACGCTGCCGAGCCGAGGGTGCCGCCCGCGCCGACGTTCAACGTGCTGGCGTCGGTGCCGGCCAGGGTCAGCGTGTTGCTGACCGTGAGCGTCTTGGACGTTGTGCCGCCCGCCACTGTGAAGCCGGTGGCCGCAGCGGTGAGCGTCAGGGCGTTGTAGGTCTTGCCGGTGAGCGCCGAGGGCACATCGCCGTCTTGCAGGCTGTCCCAGGACGGCGCCGCCGAGATCGTGCCGTTGCCGGTCTGGCGCAGGAAGCGGCGCCCTGCCACCGTGTTGCCGGCCAATCGGACGTTGTCCGTGCCATCGCTGTAGATCAGGTCGCCCAGGGTGGTGGCAGGGGACAGCGCGTCGAACGCCGCCACGGCCGTCGTAGCCCCCGTGCCGCCCCGGGCGATGGCGATGGTGCTGGCGCTCCAGGTGCCGGTGGCAATGGTGCCCAGCGTCGTGATGTTGGCCGAGCCCGTCCAGGTTGACAGCGCCGTGTTCTCGACGTTGGCAAGTCCGACATCGGTCTTGGTGACCGTGTCCCAGGCCGGGGCCGCTCCAACCGTGCCAGTGCCCGTCATGCGCAGGAAGTTGCGCGTGGTGCTGGTGTTGGGGGCCAGCAGGGCAGTGGTGGCCGCCGCCGACTGGTAGGGCAGTGAGCCCAGGACGCCAGACGCGAGGTTGGTGGCGGTCGTGGCGCTGGTGGCGCTGGTCGCAGAGCCGGCAGAGCCGTCGATGTTGACGCCGGTCAGCGACATCGAGCCGCTGGTGCGGTTGATGGCGATCGAGGACGTGCCGATGAAGAACGTCTGGTTGTTCAGGGGCAGCGTGCCGCTGGTGGCCGGCAGCGTGATGGTCGTGCCGTCGGTGCCCGCCAGGGTCATGCTGTTGCTGACCGTGAGGGTCTTGCTGGTGGTCCCACCGGCCACGGAGAAGCCGGTTGCCAGCGCGGTTGGCGTGAGGCCGTTGTAGGTCTTGCCGGTGAGCGCGGCCGGCAGGTCGCCATCGACGATCGCCGATGCGCTCCAGGTGTCGGTGGCCGTGCGGCGCACGAAGCCGGTGGTGTTAATGGCCTCGGCCGCGGCCAGATCGTTAGCCAGCACAAACGTGGGGTTGCCTGCCACGCCGTTGCCGTCGGTGATGGTAAAGCCTGCAGCGGGAGCCGTGAGCGTGCGCGCAGCCGCGGTGGTTGCGCTGGTGCGGGCAATCAGGCCGTTGCTTGACAACCCGGCGATGGCGGTCAGTTCGGCATCGAGCGGCTGGTATGCCGCAGCCACGGCGGCGGTGGTGACGATCGTGCCGTCGGCGTCGGGCACGGTCAGCACTCGCGTGGCGCCAGCGGTAATGCCCGAGGCCTCGAAACGGAACTGCTTGGTCGGGTCGGTGTTGTCCTGGATCGTGGTGGTGGCGTCGAGCGAGGTCAACGTCACGCCCGAAATCGTGCCGCCGGTGATCGCAACTGAGGCGGCCGACTGAGTGGCTATTGAGCCCAGCCCCAGGTTGGTCCGCGCCGTGGCTGCGTTGGCAAGGTCGGACAGATTGTTGTCCCGCTGCACCATCAACTCGCCGGAGGCCGCTGTCCAGCGCAGTTCGACGAAGCAGTTTGTGATGCCATTGCGGCTTCGAGCGGTGGTGCCATCCTGAGCGCGCACGACGGTCCAAGTGCTGCCGGCGACTGCGGTGACCTTGACGATTTCGATGTTGATCTCGACAGTTGCCGAGACCTCGTACATCGTGGCGTAGAAGTAGTCCGACCCGGAAATCGTAGGAAAGCCTGAGCTACTCCCAACCGTGAAAGTCGTCTGGGTGTTGTTGATCGACCCTGACAGGGTCGTGCTCGCGTTGTTCTTGAAAAGCAAGGTGGGCATGTCACTCGTCCTTCACGCGAACCACGAACTCGACTTGTTTGATCCGGCCGCCGTTGGTGGTTGCGGTCAGCGTCACCTTGTAGCGCACGCCGTTGGTGCCTCCCGACAGCCACTGCTTGATGCCGGTGCCGTTGTTGATGACGAAGGTCGGTCCGAGGGTGATCCCTGATGGCGCGACGGTCACCGACAATGGGCTTGGCACTGGCGGCGAGCCGGTGAACTGCAAGGTGTCTCCAGCCGACAGGAACTCCGAGAAGTCGATGTCGTAGTCCAGGTTTTCAGCCGGCTGCTTGATGAAGGTTCCAAGGATCATGATTCTCCAACCTCCATCCGACGCTCTTCAAGCGGAACTACCATTCGGCGATCCGTGGGCGCAGGCTGAGTGATGTTGAGGTCTGTGGCCACGATGAACGAAGCGAAGGACGCTACGGTATAGGCGCCAGTAACAATTCGGCCCGCTGCTTGCACCGATCCAATGGCCGCGGCCGTGATGCCGCCAGCGACAAACCGCTTGGTAGTCAGAATCGCGTTGGCCGACGACTGGACGCTGGCCTGACCGCTGGCTCCTCTTGGCGTCCTCGCACGGGTGGCAATAGCAGAAGTCGCTGCGAATGCCGCGCCGGGGGCTTGCTGCTGCAGTCCTCGATACGGGGTGACGCTGTGGGTGATTGTGGCCACGGTGCCAGCGGAGGCCGGCAGCCGCAATGTCGTGTTGTTTACTGAGGTCGCAGCCGACGAAACAGTGGATCCGCCAGTCCTACGGAGAAAAATAATGCTGGCGGTGACGTTTGCGCTGCCGACCGTCTGAACACCGAATCGCAGCTTGCGCAAAGCGGTTGCTGCATTGACGGCTGTTGCCATTGCGCTGGCAACGACAAAGACCATTTTGCGCGAGGCGACTGACGCGACGGCTGTAGGCGCGGCGCTTGCGCCAAAGGAGATGCGTGACCTAGCTGCGATAACTGCAGCGGAGGCCGTTGCCGAGGTCAGCGCCGACAGCAAAAGGCGCCTAGAAATCGAAGCAGAGGCGGCAGCCGTGCCTTGGGTAGAGGCTGCGCTTATTGACTTGGAACGCGGCGTTACCAGCGTCACCGCTGCAGCGGAGGTCGTTGCGTCAATGAAGCGACGCAGCCTGATATTGCTGGACGTGGTCGCCGTCGCGGCGACCGATGCACCTGCGTTCAGTCGGCGGTAGGTGCCGATGATCCGGCAGGTAACAGAGACCGACCCGACCAGTTGCACCAGCGACAACCCTGACTCTGCCCCCGGAAACGATAGGGCATTGATCGCCCCCGAGTTGATCGGGCCCTGCTGGCTCATACCACCTCGATGACGATGTTGCCTTCCGGCACGACCACGCTATCGCCCACCACGATCAAGCGAGATGACGTCAGGTTCCCGGAGTAGAGGATGTTGCCGTCGCCGGCAGCGGCACTGTCCCAGATCGCCCAATGGGTGATCGTTTGCCCAGAGGTGTCGGTTGAGGCCGGGAACACCACTGCCGATCCGTTGGTGATGGTGACGAGGACTTCACCTTGACCGTTTTCAACACCGCTGTCAGAAATCAAGCTGTTCAGCGGTTGCCGGGCGTAGGATGCGTAGGTGGCCTCCTGACCGTAAGTAGCGTCTCCTGGCGCGGCGGTGTGCAAGGCCAGCCACAACCCAGGCGGCGGCGTCAGGCTAACGCGCAACGGGTTGAGCGTTGCGTTGAACAGCGCCAGCGCGAGGTACTTGGACAGGCCGGCCATGCGGCACCTATCAGGTCAGGTCGATCTGGAGTTGGCCGGACGGGATCACCACCACGTCGCCCGATTGCACGGTGCGACTGGATGACAGCGCTCCGGAGTACATCAGGTAAGACGAGGTGCCCAGCGTCTGGTCTGACCAGATGGCCCAGTGGGTGACCGTCTGGTTGGCACCCGTGGAGGCCGGGAAGTTGATGTCTGTGTTGTTGGTGGCGCGCACTGACTGCTCAGGCGCTGTACCGACCACGGAGGAGGTCATCACCGAGGCGATGTTGACCCGGGCGTAGCCGGTGTAGGTGGCCTCGTTGCCGCCGCTGGCGTCGGAGGGCGCTGCCGTGTGCAGGCTCATCCACACCCCGGCCTTGGCCGCGAGGTTGCTGCGGGATGACGCTAGGGTGGCGTTGAAGATCTCTTGAGCGACTTGTTGCGAAAAGCCGGGCATGACGTTCCCCTTTCAGGTTACTTGCTGTTGGGTTGGATGTTGGGATTGGCCGGAGCCATTGAATTCGGGTTGGCCCCGATCTCCACCTTGGCCTTCCCGGTCAGCGCGGTTAGGTAGGCTTGCTGATGCGAAGACGCCCGGTTGACGTCGGCCGCAAATTCGGTGTCCTTGCTGTAGGCTCGGTACAGGATGTAGTCCACCAGGATGGTCTGGTAGATGTCGTCCAGCGTGATCGTGCTGTTGAGCGTGGCGTCGGTGGGTGCCGCGCCGTAGACCAGTTCGACGTAACCGTTGCCGGTGTTGGGTGGGTAGACGTAGAAGTTCTTGGGGTCGAGCATCGAGTACATATAGTGCTTGACCTCGTTGTCCGGCGTCTCGGTGTGCCAATTCGGGATCTGGGAGTCCAGGATCTCGCGCATGGTGATGCGGATGGCGCGCCCGGCCGTGGAGCCGTTGATGCCCATGTTGCGCACCACGTCGATCAACTGCACGCCGTCGGCCGGCAGGCCCTGCTTGGTGCCCGACGACATCCGCACCGAGGTGTTGCGCACGAAGGTGTTGGGCTTGTAGAGGACGATCTCGCGCTGGCCGTCGTTGAGCCAGCCCAGCAGTTCATCATCCGGCCAGCGAATGCCGGTGGTGTCCTGCAGGATGACCTGAGTCTTGTCGATGACGGAGGCGACGGTGACGGTTGCCATGGTGTGTTCCTAGTCAATGCTGCGAGGTGGTACGCAGCGGGGCACGCGAGAGAGCCGCGATGCCGGAGGCGCGAGCGTTGTTGATGGCCGCGTTGAAGCTATCCAGTCGCGCCGCGCCGTTTTTCAAGTCAGTCCAGGGCTTGTCCGGCATCAGCATCAGCGTGGACAGGGCGCCGTCAACTAGCGCGTAGATGTACTGATTGCAGATCCACTTGGGGAAGCTGGTCGAGGTGCGCGCAGGCTCGGCCGCGATGGTCACGTACAGGCCACCGGCCACCGTGACGTCAGGCACCTTGGCCAGGATTACTTGGTCCGGCGTGACCTGGGTGAACCACTTGGGCGTCTCCTGGTCCAGGCGCCAGAACGGCTGTTCCTTGTTCAGCCATTCCACTGACTTGTTGACCAGTGGCAAGCCGTTGCACTCTACGTGCATGACGGTCGAGATGTCCCCCCCGGTCGGCGTCTCCAGGTCGTAGAACGACTCGCCCGCGACTAAGTCGATGGGGTCCATCAGGTTTTGCCAGATCCAGGAACCCGCGCAGAACTCGATGACGGCGCGCTTGACGGCGCGCTCGGTCACAGGGTCAGACGGATCGGCCTTGAGGAAAGGCAAGACGTCCGGCAGCAGATCGGAATACTTGATGGTGGACACGGAACGTCACCTGGGTGGTGGTTCGGGGATTTTGTAGCCGGTGCCGCTATTCGACCCGTCAGACCAGTTCGGGCTCGCCGCGCTGCATTTCCTCGATCTGGTCGATTAGCAGCTTGGTGGAGCGTCGAGCGTCCAGGTGCTTGCCCCAGCGCGTGTAGGCGAAGGCGATGAGTTCGGGCTTGCTCATCTTCTCCAGCGGCTTGCGCAAGTCGTCGGTGTCAACCTTGACCTGTTCCCCGTCCTCGTCTTTCACCTCGATCTTGACCGGGTGCGCGACGATGGCCGCGTCGGCTTGATCTTTCAAGCCCCACACCTTGGGGTGCTTGAGCAACAGCTTGGCTTGGGCCGGGGTGACGTACTGCACGTCGCCGTTGCCATGCCATGATCTGCCGGAGTGGGCGACGTTGTCGAAAGCGATGTCCTTGTTGCCAAGGTAGACGATGGGGATGGTGCTCATAGGGTTCCTTCCAAGAAAAACGGGGCAGCCACCGGCCGCCCCGCGTCACTCAGGCCGCAAGATCGGGGGCAATCACTCGCCCCGGAACTCGTAGGTGGTGATGACGTCGATCTTGCCCGTGGCCGCGCCGCCGCCCACCGTGGCGGTGATGAAGGCGTCGTATTCCAGGACGACCGGAGAAGTTGCGCCCATGTGGGTAGCCGCAGCCGAAGACGTCGAGGTTGCAGCCAGCAGCGCAGCCGCGCCGCCACCAGCTTCGCCGTTGACGTAGGTGAAGCCCAACGAGACCGTGGTGGACGCGCCCAGAGCGGCGTTGACCAACTTGATGTCGTGGATCTTCGTGCCGGCGTACAGCTTCACCAGTCGCACCACGTCCGCGATGGGAGTGGCAGCGAAGGTGAAAACGCCGTGCGCGTTGGCCAGGGGGCAGTCGCCGCTGTACTGCGTGTCGTTCAGGGTCGAGGCATTGAGGGTTGCCATGTCAGTTCCTTCAGAAGGGGGTGTTGTGGGAGAGGGGGGCCGAAGCCCCCCTCGTCATCACGAGCCGAGCAGCGTGCGACCGGCCGCCGAGGCGGGATCCGGTGCGTAGCTGTCGAGGACGGCCACACCGAAGTCGGTGTCGGCGCCGTCGATCTTGAAACGGATCTTGCTCGTGCCGCACATGGCCGCGCACACCGTTTCCATCGAGTTGCCGTGATCGACCTCTTCTTCGCTCCAGTCGTAGAAGTAGTCGGAAGCCGACTTGCCGTAGGCCTTGGCCAGCGCCTGGGCACCGACGATGATCGCCCGATCCACCGGTTCGGCGGTCGTGGAGGTCGTCTCGGTGTAGGTCACGCCGTCGCCGCCGCCGCTGTCGATCGTCACTGCCGTGCCGGTGTCGAAACGAACCGCGTAGCGGTTCATGCGCTTGATGAGCACGCCGTTCCACATGATGGTCTCGTAGGCGTCGAACAGCGGGTGCTTGACGCCAGAGGCCTTGCGCTCGAAGGCGTACTGGACGGCCTGGCGCCACGTCGTCTGCGAGGTCCGGGACTGCAGGTACAGCCACTGGCGCTCGGTGACGAACATGACCCACAGCGGATCGTTCCAGGCGCGGTCATCGCCCTTGATGCGAACCGACTGCATCACCACCGGAGACTCGCGCAACTGGGCGACGATGCGGTCCACGTCCTGCAGGGTCAGGGCGTCGTTGGTGCCGATCGTTGCCGGGCTGGTCGCGTCGTTGGCGAAGTAGTGGCGGTTCTTGGTCGGGGCCTTGATGGCGTTGACCATGATGTCACCAAAGTCGGGGTCGGCGACCAAAGGCACCACCCAGTCGCTGGTGTTCTGGGTGCCGCGGGCACCGGCCAGATGCACGAGGGCGGTCTGGTCTTCGAGACGCTGCATCCAGGCCTGCAGACCGGCCATGGAGATGTTGCGCAGGTTGTGGACCGTGCGCTTCTGGGTCATGCGACCGCCCGAGTCGGCGCCGCCGCGGACTTGGTCGATCTTCACGTCCATAGACGAGTAGGTCAACTGCATCATCTTGCCGGCGATGCGACGGTCACCCATCACAGGCTTGCCCTGCAGAATGTTGAACAAGTCGATGGAGACGGTGTCGCCAGCGCCCTTGGCCAGATCACCGGCCTTGACGATCGGGTAGTCCGGAGAGGTCTGGCCCTTGGTCTTGGCGGCGAACGAGCCTTCCTTGGGCATTTCGCCGGAGAGCAGGTTCATGAAGCCGGGAGCATGCTGCACGCGAGTGAACAGGCCCACCGAGTAGATCTTGCGCGCAAGCGCAGACCCGACGGGGATATTGGTTGCCATGGTGTTGGCTCCTCAGAGGTTGGTTACAAAGCGCGGAAATACGCATCCATGTCTTCAGACGACATCTTGGAGAACTTTTCGGCAAGCTGGAGCGGACTCAGTTGCTCCGCTGCCGCACGTTCATCCGTTGCTGGCGCCTGACCTGCCGGGAACTCGGACAACGACGTCGGCACATCGCGCTTGGTGGCGCTGCTGGCCTTGGCGATCGCCGCTTTCCTAAGTTCTTCGGCACTCGGTTGTGAGGCTGTTGGCTTGGCTCCTGGAATTTCGATCGGACCGATGGCGGCTTCCACCATCTCAGAGACTTTCTGGAATCGCTCTGCGAGGGACTTGCTGGCCCAGGACTTCTGTGTCCGCAGGGTGGCGTCGAACTGCTTGGCAAGCTCGAACGCTTCTGGGTCGTTGGCCTGAATGTGCGATAGCTTGGGGATTGAGTCGATCGCGTCTTGCACCGTGTCGGCTGCCGTCCGCGCTTGATCTTCCTGGGCGTTGCGCACACTTTCTTCGACTGGCTGCAGTTTGGCTTCCAGCGCCTGGGCTTTCGCCATGGACGCCATCACCGCCTTGTAGACCGTCGGGAAATCCTCTTTCAGAGACTCCAGATCCTCCTGAGAAAGTTGTTCCGCTGCTGCTGGCTGTTGCTGGTCGGTGCGGGCGCTCTCACCGTTGTTCGCCCCTTGATTACCAGACTTGACCATTGCCTCAAGGGCTTCGACTCGCTCCCGCATTTCCTGGGCCAACTGCTCGGCCCGGGTGGCGCGCTCGCGCTCGCTCTTGAGCACCGAGTACGGAATGACATGCTTCCCGTCCTTGGTGGCAACGCCGGCTGCGCCGTCGTCGTCTTGGTCTGTCTGGCCCTGCGCGGCCTGCTGCTCCTTCGATGTTCCTGCCGACTCGGCTTGGGGTGTCTGACTTGTTGCCGCCTCGGTTTTCGTGTCGATCGTCTGCAGGTCTTGCCCGCTTTCGATCTGCTCGAACACCTTGGCCAGAGCCTCGGGGTCAGTGGTATTCACATCCAAGTCAAGATCTGCCATTCACTTCACTCCACGTATCGCGTTGGTTGCGGAAATCCTGCTTCAACCGGCCAATGACCCATGGCGGGGGAATACGGCTTGACAGGCGCCCCAAGTATCTGACCGGTCGAGCAATTCGACCCCATGAGGCCCCACGCGAAAAAACGGCCCGCACGCGGCGGGCCGAACTTGCACTTGCAAGGATGGAGACAACTGCTACTGGATGTTTGGGGCGTTGACCGTGACGGGCTCGACGACGTCGTCGCCCGCGCCTGCCGGCTGCATGCCCACCATCTCTGACTCGCGCTGAACCTTCTCGGCCTCGGCTGAGAGCTTGCGAATCTTGGCCGCTTTCTCGGCCGCATCCAAGACAAACATCTTATTCTGCATGGCTGCAGCCTGGGCCTGCTGTGCGGCCTGCTGCTCCATGGCCGCGGCTTGCTGCTCGGGCGGCAGAATGCCCAGCGCCCCGCGCAGGCGGTCGGCGATCTCGAACCGCTTGGGCAGATCGGTGGCCTCCACAACGAAGTCCATGACCAGACCCTGCTGCTCGGGGGGCAGGCTCTTGGCGACCTCGGTGAGCATCGTGAGCATCTGCATCTTGTAGGTCGGCGTGTTCTGCACGTCGTCCAGCACGATCTTGGTCTTGATGCGGGAGATGTCGTTGATCTTCACCTCCTCGCCGGTCTCGGGGTCGATGCCCAGGCCGTTGAGCACGATGGTGCGCTTGCGTGCGCCCTCGCCGATGGTGACCCGCGTGGGGCCCTGGCCGATCTGCTGGCGCACCAACTCGAACAGCATCTCGCCCACCAGTCGGCGGGCGTAGCGGAAGTTGTCGTTGATCTCGGCGATGGTGTTCATGCCCTGCTCGACCAGCGAGTTGATCGCCAGCCCCGAGCGGGCGTTGGTCTGCTGACCCATCATCGACTTGTGGATGCCGCTGGCCTCGGCGATCTCCTGCTTGGCCTCTTGCATGACCGTGAACTGGTCACGCGCCAGATCGCCGCCCGGCTCCACCGTGAACTTGGAGTTCGGCTTGCGGTTGGCGTTGAGGATGATGTAGGAGTCCGGCCGGCTGATCTCGCTGGCGGCTTTCTGGTGATCGAGCACCGCATCCGCGTCTACCACAGCGCGCCGGCTGTTGAGCAGCCAGAGCATCTTGGACTTGCGGGCGTTGATCTCGTCCTGGGGCGAGATCATCGTGCGGATGATGCCGTAGGGCACGTTGGTCAGGTCTTCCCGATGGCCAAAGAAGGGCACGTAGGGGAAGTGGCCGTGCTTGTACGGGCTCGGCACGTCGTAGAGGAAGTGCGGGCCGACGTACCAAGCCAGTCGAACCTTCTGGAAGGTGGCGCGGCTGACCTGGGCGATGCCCGCGACGATGGCCTCGTTGTGCCGCGGGTTGTTGAAGTCGGCCTCCATGACCGTGCCGTTGGGGAGGCGCATGACGTAGCCGCTGACCCACTTGCGATACCAGATCTCGTACAGGCAGACCCGCATGCGCTGGATGTCGCGCCAGTCAACGGCCTCGATGCGCGTGTCGCGCTCGATCTCCCAGGACTGCACAAGGCGGGAATCCTGCTCCAGGAGCGGGTCAAAGCCGGCCCAGCCCCCCGTGGTCATCCTGAAGAGCGAAGCGTACTGGGGCATCAGCGCGATGGCGTGCTCCAGGTCGAGCCAGCGGCGGCGGATCAGGTAGCGCGCATCGCTCAGGTCGGGTTGCTCGGCCCGCCAGTCCCAGAAGATTTCGCGGCGGTGGATGTACTTGACCCGGTACGGGCACTTGAATGGGTCGGCCTCGCGTGCGACCTCCACCCACCCCAACCCGGCCTTGACTTGGGCCGCGTAGGCGTCGGAAACGGCCCGGTCGGCCCTTGATTCGGCCTCGGAGTGCTTCAACTTGATCGACATGGCCTCGGCCAACTCGTCCGGGCACTCGTCGTTGTCCTCCGGCCGTACCTTCCAGTCGGTTCTGGTCTTGGCCTCCATGCCCAGGACCGTGTCGATGCTGGGTTTGATGAGGTTGGTGATGAGCGGGGGCTGTCCGCGCTCCTGCAGCCGCTCCACCACCTCGGGGGAGAGTTGATTTCCGTCGTAGTAGTCGGCCGCCCGGTCGGCTTCACGCCGCCAGTTGGGCTGGTGACGGATCTCCATCAGGAATTGCTCGACCTGAGCCCTCGGCAGGGCGGTGTTTTCGAGGTCTTCGGGGGTCTGTGAGCCGTCGGTGGGCTTTTCGCCGATCACGACGTCGCCGCTTGGGCGCTCATCGACCTGGGCGACGGGCTGCGAGCCCATCTCCATGGCCGCGCCCGTCAGTTGGATGTCGCCGATAGGCATGAATCGGGTCCAGGATGGGGGTAGTGGCGTCGATTTTGGCCATTCGGGCGCAATTTGACCCTACGTTTCTGAGGGATGGGGGTCATCCGGCCCGCCAGTCGTAGTCACGTCGCGGGTTGAGGGTGATTTTGGACGGGTCGGGGGCAATTTGAGCGTAGCGCCGCATCACCCAGGCGTAGCGCGTGGCGCTCATGAGGTCGTCCTGCAGCTTGACGATCTGTCCGTCCTTGCGGTGGTACAGCCGGAACTCCGAAAACCAGTCCTCCAGGCCCTTGAAGACCCTGAACTTGCCCGCTTTCATGGCCTCGTACATCTGCAGCACCCCCGCTTCGACGCTGGTGCGGCTCATCTTCTTGCCTTCTTCGTCGCCGGTCTCGGGCAACTGGGCGAACTCGTGCAGCATGTTGGCCCCGTGCATGCGGTACTGGTCGGCCAACTGGATCCCGTCGCCCTTGGAGCGTTGCAGGCCGTCGGCCGGCCACGACACCGGGATCCAGGGCCCGCGCTGGTTGATGCGCGGCACGATCTCGGTGGGCGTCTCGTCCTTGACCCGGTAGGTGTCGTAGAGGTATGTGACGTCGGCGTCCCGGTCCCAGGCCAGCCATGCGCCGGCCGAGGGGTGGTCGATGCCGAAGTCGATGCCGGCGATGCGCGGCCAGTGCTCCGGGATGAGGAACGGGTCAACCGAAATCTGCGCCTCGGCGATCGGGAACACCCGCCCCGAGCCCAGGATGGGGATGCCCTTGGCTCGCGCCTCGCGCTCGTGCGGGGGGTAGGACGAGATAATGCGCTGCTTGTCCTCTTCGGTGTAGTGGCCGACGTCGTCGATCGTCATGTTGATGTCGGCGCGGTCTGGGCTGAACTCCTGCAGAAAGCGCCGCACCACCTCCGACATGCCCAGCAGCGGCGTGAACGTGATCCACACGATGCCCTTGGTGGCGTTCGTGCGGGTCAGCACCTCGGTGTAGATGTCCTGCGGCGGTTCCTCGTCCAGCGCCGCGAAGTCCAGGGTCTCGCCCTGCAGCTTGCTGCGCCCCTTCTCGTAGGACTTGAAGTACAGCCGGCTCACCCCGCCCGAGATGTGCCGGATATAGACGCAGTCAATGGAGTCCGCGATCCCCTGTGCGCGCTTGACCTCGATGATCCGGTCCATCGGGATCGACCCCGTCCCCCACTCCCCCGGCCGACCCATGATGAGGCGCTGCATCGTGTCCCGGGTCGATTCCATCGACTCGCCCAGCGCCCAGCCCGTCACCCCCCGGCTCCACCTCTTGCCCTTCCACCAGTCCGGGTACATCCCCGTCAGGTGGTAGGCCGTCTCGTAGGCCGAACTCCACGTCTTCCCCAACTGGTTCCCCGCTCGGAACAACCTCTCCCGCTTCGTCGCCCCAGCGTTGTGGAACTCGATCTGCTTGAGGTAGGGCGCGTATCTCGACAACTTGTTGCGGTCCTGGCGCCTCTTTTGCTCCTGCAATAGCCTCAGTAAGGCCTGTTTGGGCGGCAAGTTCCGCAGCGATTCTGGCAATGTCATCGTCGGTGAGTTCGGCATATTCATCCCCAGGCTTCTTTTCCGCGGGCTTGAACATGCCCATCGTGTCACCAAGCATCTTCAACGCAGCGTTGGCACCGGCAGAGTCGAACTTGAACTCGCCCGTAAGCTCGCCCTTCTTGTCCATCACCGGCTCGGCCTGCATGCACCGGTCCACCACCGACATCAACCGCTTGATGACCCACTCCCGGTCCAGGCGGGTGTTGATGATCGCGTTTTTGGTGGCGATGTTGGCCAGTTCCTGGATGCGGTCGCGCACCGCTGAGAGATTTTTCTCCCAATTCTTTGCCGTCGTGTAAGTGACGTTCAACCCAGCCGCGCTGAGGGCCTCCGTGATGTCCATCCCCATGGCCCGGCCGCGGCAGTAGGCCTCCTGCTCGTTCGTGATGTTCGAGTCGAGCCGGGGCTTTCGGAAGTATCCGGGCGTGCGCTTGACGCGAGTGCCTTTGGGGTTCGGGTTGTTCGGTGCGGCCATCAGACTTCCAGCAACGCCGCTTCGGCCTGTCTGCGCCTGACCAGCCCAGGCAACACCCGACCACCGCCGCGCACCCACAGCGCCAGTTGCTCCCGCGCTCCATCCCAATCCAGGGCCCGCAGCTTGCGGCGCAGCGTGCTCGTCTGCAACCGGCCGGTGCCCAGGTTGTAGGTGAAGTCTGCAATGGCGCAGAAGGCCCGCCAGTTGCCGTTGGTCAGGCTCCAGGCGAATAGCTCCGGGCACTGACGCATCACCGCAGAGGCGTACACCTTGCGCAGGTCTTCGATCAGCCAAGCGTCAGCCGTTTCGCGGGTAATGGGCGGGTGCTCCATGGTCACCTTGCTGCCGTCAGGCTTGTAGACCGTCCCCCAGCCGATGGTGGGGTATCCAGCCGGGCAGATGTAGGGGTAGATGAGTCCGTCCTTGCCGAGTCGATGCAGGCCCTCGAACTGCTTGCACAGCGCCACCGCTAGATCCAGGTTCATTTCGTGCTCCTCACGCCAGATCCAGGTTCACGCCAGCCCCCGCTGCTTCAATGTGCGGTCGAGGAACCAGTAGTTCAGCGTGCCAGAGACCAAGGCCGCGAAGTCAGCGGTCATCATGGTAATGAACACTTCCTTGGGCGATGCCCCCAAAAGCCACGCATTCCAGGCGAACCAGACATGCACGAACGACCACAGCGCCAGGATCCAGTAGGTGACCATCGGCCTCACGCTCGCGCTCAGTGAAGCCACCCACCCACCGGCCGCCTTGACCATCTCCGTCTGCTGCTCTACGGCCGACTTGAAGGCATCCAACACGCCGACATCCACCGCCATGCCGTGCTGCGCACCAATCTCCTGCAGCTTCTGCGATCCGCGCTGGGCTTCGAGTTGGCACTGGTTCTTGAACATCTCCAGTTCGTGCTGGCGTTCGTTCTTTCTGTCGAAGAACTTGAGCACTTCGGGCGCTAGGCGAAAGAGGCCGCCTAGAAGTGATCCGAATATGCCGCCTGAAAGGATGTCGATCATGGTGAATTTTTAGGTGATTTTCAAAATCGCCGCGCCCGGGGGGTGGTACAAAAAAATCTTCCCGCCCCCCCTGCCGCGGGGGCCTCCCCCCCTGGTGGTGGGGGGGTTAGGTGCGGCCAAGCGTACCCGGCTGGGTGGAATTCGAGGCTTGGATGCGTTCGAGGAGGCGGGCATAGCCGCAGATGTCCACCTGGGAGTCGCGGTGGGTGGGCTGGTTGGCGAGGCGAGCGACCTTGAGCAACACCATCAAGAGGGCAACGTCGTCGGTGGAGAGGCCTGGGCCGGACCATCCGCGTGCGAGGAGCCAGGAATCCCAGAGGTTGGCGATGGTTCGGAGGTTGCGGCCGGGGTCTCCGTGGGTGTGTTCGCGGTCTCCATCGACGATGCGGGCGGCCTCGGAGAGGATGGAAGGGGGTGGGCAGGCGCCCGGAATGGGGGTCGGTTGCTGCTTTTTTGAGCAATCCGGGCGCGTTTTGGGCGATTCTGCGTGTCCTGGTGGGTGCTGGGTGGTCATTTTTGCCTCCAGATGGCCTCCAGAAGGGCGATGGGGTTGGGTTGTGGGTCTGGGAGCGGGCACCATCGGGCCGAGAACTTGCGGCCATGGCGCTCGATGCGGCCTTGGTCGTGGAGCGCGCCGAGGGCGTCCACGGTCTGCCGGTAGGTGAGTCCGGAGCGGCTGGCGATCTCCAGGCCGGTAAGGCAGGCCTGGGCGGTGGACACCACAACCAGGACACGGGCGCGGTAGGTGGTGCGTGCCGCCTGGGCGGCTCGGGCTCGGGCGCGGACGGTGACCATCTAGGGCAAGGGTGGAGCGGTGGCGGGATCGACCGCGAGGTAGCGGCAGAGGATGTCCCGGGCCTCGTCGGCGGAGCGGCAGACGTGGGTAGTCCAGCCCTGGTTGTCCAGGTGGGCGAGCCAGTCGTCCTGGTGGCTGCTCGTCCTGCCGGTGTCGGTCTTCATTTCGATGGCGAGGCCTGGGACTGTGCCAAGCGAGCCGGGTTGGCGCACCGGGAGCACGAGGTCGGGGAAGCCTGCCTTGCACCCGAGGGCCTTCATTTGGGCCCCGGTGAAGCCCGATCGCAGGCCTCCGTTGGGGCTGTGGTGCAGCCATTTCAGTTCGGGCATGAGTGCCCTAGACACTGTCAAGTGAGACCATCGGATGAGTCGTCCTTGCTGACGAAGCTCCGATCTATGCGCATCTTGCATAACGTTGTCCGAGTCGAGTTGGCCTCAATTGTGGGCCTCGGGTCGAGTCGTGGTCAACCTGGAGCACATGCCAAGCCGGGTTGACACCTTCGTGTGTCCACCAAGCCGACAACGGGCTTCCACGGCGGTTCACTGTCGTTCACAAGCCCGTTTGTGAACCGTTCCAGGCCAAAAAGATGAATGCTGACAAGGACTTACGTGCGTTTGGGGGGTCAAAATTCACGGTTTCACGGGTTCACCCTAATAAAGTAAATATTAAGGGTAGGAAATAGATAGAGAAAGAGAGAGAGGGAGTAGGAGAGAGTGAAGTAGTGAATATATATATGTGTCTTATATAAATACTAATCAAATCAACAACTTACCTGACCACGTCTGTTCACTTGCTGGCCTGTGAATCGACTGTGAATCGGTGCATTGGGCGGGGCAAGGGCGGGGCAAGGGCGGGGGTGGGGGAGGCCCCGGCTGCGGCCCGGCTGGTGGTGGCCTGGACCAGCTGGCCCGGGCAAAACTGTGGCGCGAAAGCAACAATCGTGCCAGATTAGGGTTTGTCCGCATCCGACTGCAGATTATTTAATTACACTCGGGGTTCCCGCAAGGGGCGGGGCAACGAAGGAAGACGAACATGCGCAACAACACATTCCCGACTGGTTCCTTGTTCAACAACCTGACGGACGTTAAGTCTGCCTGCAGCGATGGCTACCAAGCCGCGTTAGCCGAAGCCCGGCGCGACTGTGGTCGGGGTAGCTACCACAGCCGTGGTCGGCACCTGCGGGCCATGCGAGGCGGTGAACTGGTCGCGGGGGAAGCCGAGTGCTGGCCTTGGGACGGCACGCTGAAGAGTCTGCTGGCTGCGGTCGAGGAAGCCCGGTTCGGGCTTGGGGCCGACATGCTGTCAATCGAGGGTGGCATCGACTACGCGGTCAACCCGCGACAGTACGCCGACTGTGCGTATGACCCCTGGGTGGGCGAGTGGGAGGTCGTGATCTGGCGCAAGGCAGCGTGACCCCAGCGACAAGCCCCCGGGGGTTTGTCAGTGGGGCCATGGTGGCACTGCTGAAGCAAGGAAGGACCGAAGTATGAAGACAGGAATCAGGATCGTTCACAACCGGCTGCTTGGCGGCTGGTTCGTGGTTCGTGGGCCGCACCAGACGCCGCTAGGTGGCCGGTTCGACAGCCGGGAAGAGGCCAAGGCATGGCTGGATGCGCGGAGGGCAGCATGACCACGGCAAGCATCAGAGACGACTCCGAGATCACCATCACCAAGGGAGGCGCCGTGTGCGTTTCCGGGCGGGACGGGATGGCCTTCTACCGGGCCATCCAATTGCGGGCGGCCATCCGCCTGCATGCCAAGACCGGCCTGATTCCGACCCGGGGCTTTGGGCCCACGAAGATGCTGGCGGCAGCCGGGGCCATCACGGGCAAGGCCTACCGGCGCGGTCAGGCCGAGGCGGCTGTGGCCGACCTGGATGTGTGGATCGCCACCATGCGGGCGGCGCTGCCCTTCAATGACCAGAGGGTGACGCAAGGGGAGGCGGTATGACCAAGACCGATGCCGCCACCATTGCCGCGAAGATCAATCAGAACGTGGCCGACGTGACCGCCAACCGTATCGACTGGAACGAGTTCACCCGTCGGCAGTACGCCGCATGGGACTTGGTCACTGAAGGCGTTCGAGACGATGTGCTGGAGATTCTGCGTCGCCCGGTGGGGGGTGCAGCATGACCCGGGCCCTGTGCTGGATGGCCTGGGCGACCCTGGGCCTGTCGATGGTGGGGGCTGGCCTGCTGGCCCTGCTGGGTGCGTCCTACCTGACCGATGGCTCGGGCATTCACCCGGTGCTGGCTGTGGCCGGTGCTGGGCTGTGCCTGGGCTGCGGCTGGGGTGCGGCTGTGGTGGCCGATTGGGCGGAGGGCAGGGCATGACCGCAACACAACTTGCTCGCGATGCGGTACGGGAGGCCCGCAAAGCCGCGCCGTACCTTTCGCTCAACGTCATTGAAGACATGGCCCGGGCAAGGTTGGCCTTGGCCGTCTTGCTGATGGACGACAGTACCCCTGCTGCCGTTCGCCTTATGCGGCTCGATGACGGGTTCAGTGCCATCCGAGAAATCATCTTCGGGACTGCCACCGGGGGTGCAGCATGACCCATACCGTGACGGTGGCCTACTACGATGGTCCGCCCATCGTGTCCGAGTACCCCGACGCCGACGAGGCCCACGAGGCCTATGTCGATGCCACCTGGGCCGCTGTGTACGGGCCCCGGGACCAAGTTGGGGACATCCGGGCCGTGACCCTGCGCGAGGGGGAGCGGGTTGTGAAGACCCGGGCTTGGTAGAGCCCCGCTGCGGTGGCAGCGGTCAGGCCCCGAGCCTGACCAGTGTCACCCCGACACGCAACCGAAGGACGGACTGAAGCATGAACACGACACAACCCCCCAATAAGTGCCCGACCTGCCCGCACGGGCGAGGTTTCAAATGCGCCACCTGCTGGCCCGTGCGGCTGCGGTGCGAGGTGGCGAAGGGGGCGGACGCATGACCATCACCACCCAACGCGAATTGAGGCGGGTCTTCTGGGCCCAGCATCCCGGCCTGCCGCGCAGGCGCATCCGCGACTACAGCGGCAACGGCAAGATGTACCCGACTGACACCCGCGTGGCGTTTGTCGATTGGCTGGATGCCATGCAGGAGGCCGGAGAGGTCAGCCAAGCCTTGGCCCAGCGGGCGACTTTGGGGAGGGGGGCATGACCACCACACAAGACGTTCGCGGCCTGAACATGAGCGACTACGTGCTGACTTGATCCTAGCCCCTTGGGCCTTGCGGGGCCCTCGGGGGTGCGATTGGCGCGCCGAAGTAACGAAGGAAGGAAGTACCGATGGATGCAGCAACGACAGACGATCGCCCCCGGGCGACCCCTGACCAGATCGACGAGGCCAGGGAGATGTACTCGGACGACGACATCGAGATTGACGACGATGCCCTGGTGTCCGAGGGCGACGGCGGGGCCTGGGTTCAGGCCTGGGTGTGGGTTCCGGATGGTGGGGCAGATGAGCACTACCAGGACACTGCCACGACCGACGACCTCGAACGCTCCTACGGCCCGCACCAAGCGGCATTGATGAGGGGGGCGGTATGAGAAGCATCACACTCAACCTCTACCGGTTCGAGGAACTGCCGGACGCGGCCAAGGACAAGGCTCGGGCTTGGTGGCGCGAGACCATCGACTTCGATGGCACCGACGAGAAGCACAGCATCGACAAGTTCTGTGAGCACTTCGGGGTGCGCATCACGGACTGGTCTGTGTCCGCACACAGCCCCATCGAGTACCGGCACGACGCCAGCAACGAAAACTTCAGAGGGCTCAAGCTCAAGGACTTCAGTTACGACCACATGCCAACGGGGTACTACCTTGACTGCGATCTGTGGCAGACGTTCTACCTCGTGTTCAAGAACACAGGCAACGCCAAGCAGGCATTTGAAGAAGCGCTAGATGCTGGCTTCCGTGGCTGGCGCGATGACATGGAGTACCGACTGACCGATGCGGCAGTGGACGAAGACCTTGATTTGAACGGGTTCGAGTTCTACGAAGACGGGAGCAAAGCAGCATGACCACCACACAAGACACTGAGTTCAAACTCAGAATTAACGACTCGCGTTACCCGATGTTCACTGCCCCGGTGGAATACTTCCACGGGTCTGAATTGACCGTCAGCATCCTGCCCCGCGTGACTCAGGAAGTCTCAGAGGAAATCGACCACAACCATTGGGAGGATTGGCCCGACGGCATCGTGGACACGATTTACTTCGCCATGGTCGATGGTTGGAGTTCAGACGGCACTATGTACAAGGATGACCACGACCTTGAACCGATCTACTGGGCCATTGAGCACAACGGCCAGCCCATTGGACGGGATGCCCTGGAGAAACTGCTGAACCCCGGCGAGGCGGTCGCAATAGCCGACGACGTGATCCGATCCAAGGGGGCAGCATGAACACCCACCCCCTATCCCTACGCCTGACCCACCGCTATGTCGGCACGTTCAGACACCTGGACGAATGGCGCTACCTCGGCGCGGCCAAGGTCACTCCCGGGCGGATCGTCGATCCCGGCAACGGGTACGACGAGGGGCGTACCTACATCCGCTGGGCCACCCTGCCGCCCGGGGTGGACCGGGACGCGGCCTGCCGGGCCCTGGTGGACACCTTCTCCCGCTGGGGCTGTGCCCACGAGTACGACTGCTGCGGCTGCGCCAGCTACACCACCCGAGTCCTGCACCGGCATGGCCGGCGCGTGGTGCTGGAGACGCGGGTGTCCTACAACTACTGACCCATGCGTGACACCATCGCCGCCCTAACCCTAGTGGCATCCATGATCGTCGTATTCGTGGCGGTCATATGGTTGTGGGTCGGGCTGATTGGCCCGGCCCCCTTCTTTACCATCCTGGCTGGCGCTGTGTGCGCTGGCCTAGCAGCATCGAAAGCATTGAAGCATCATGAAGACTGAAGTACGCACCGAAGACCCCGCACCCTATCGCCTGCTGGGTGACATCGAAAACGACACCATTGCCCGTGCCCTGGAGATTCTGGAGCGCCGCGTCAACAAGGCGGACGCGATGAGCGACCCGCGTACCGTCAGGTCTTTCCTGACCCTGCGCGCTGCGCACCTGGAGCACGAGGAGTTCACGGTCATGTTCCTTGACTCGCATAACCGCCCCCTTGCGACCGAGACCATGTTTCGGGGCACCCTTACCCAAACCAGCGTGTACCCCCGCGAGATCGTGAAGGCTGCCCTGCGACACAACGCGGCTGGAGTGATCCTGTCTCACAACCACCCCTCGGGCCAAGCCGAGCCCAGCCGAGCCGATGAGTTCATGACGCAAACGCTGAAGGCTTCGCTGCACTTGGTGGACGTGCGGGTGCTGGATCACGTCATCGTCGGTGGGTCTTCGGCAGTGTCGATGGCCGAGCGGGGGTTGATCTGACATGCCACGGGCCGCGCACATTCGGGTGACTCGCTGGCTGACCGTCGCGGACGTTGCCAAGAAGCACGGCGTGCCCCTGTACGTCGCCGCGCACTGGTTCAGGATCGACAACTTCCTCCCGGGGGTTGTCTGGGGGCCTGACAAGTGGGGCGAGGATCGGGTGCTGGTTGTGCCGGAGCGCCACGCTGTCATCAACCCCAACGACGTGCCTCACTGGGATTACAAGGATTACAAGCGGCCACCCACCGGGCGGCCTCGTGGGCGCCCGCCAGGGGCCCGCAACAAGAAGCCTTACCCCAAGGGGGTGAAGCGGCCACGCAAGGCCAAGGAACAACCAGCAGCATGACAAGGGGCCCCTCGGGGCCCCTCTCTATTCATCGACCAGGAAATAGACGTCACCCGCTCCGAGGTCGGGTGTCGGACCCCAATGGATGATGCCCGCCTCCTTGGCGGTTTCCATCAGCCTCTTGAAGTCCGCGGCCTTCATGTGCATGAATCGCAACAGCATGCTGTGAGGCATGCCACCGGCTTCGAGGGCCTTGCCCCACTTGGGCCGGTACTTGGGATTCTTGAGGTAGGTCTTGGCCTGCTTGATGAACTCCACCGCTCTCTTGATGTCGGCGTCGGTCTCGTTGACCGCTCTCTGTGCCTTGACCGTGCGCAGCAGGGCCATGTCGTAGTGACGCACGTACTTGATGGCCCACTCCAGGTGGGCGGGCTGAATCTGCTTGTTGTCGGGGTTGTCCGCCTTGGCGCAGATCATCGCCAGTCGCAGCGCCTTCTCAAGGGTGCGGCCCAGCAGCACGTCCAGCTTGTCACCCTCTGCGGCCTCCTTGGCATCGTTGAGCACTCCCTCGAAGCGATCCATCAGCGGCCTGCATTCGTCGCTAAAGGGCAGGACGATGTGATGCGGCGGCATCTCCGCTGCCACGAGGTTGACTAGGTTCCCCTCCTCTGGCTGGGCGGCCTCGATGTAGACGCCTCGGCACCAGTCGATCGCTCTCTGAGGTGGGTCGGTGCGATCCACGAAGCGGGTCAACTGGCGCGGCTGGCGGCTTTCCACCACGATGCAGCGGCCCAGGAAGCCGTCATGCACGAGGTCATCCGTCAGCGCCCCGTAGAACGTGCCTGGGGTGGTCGCGCCGAGCAGCGTGATCGACGGGTTGTGGATCACTCTCTCAGATGGCTTCTCGGACGCCTTGAGCGCCATCGTGCTGTAGGTCGGTGGGCGCATGATGCCGTCGCAGCGGCCGTAGGCCTCGATGAGTTTGTCGATCGCGGCCTCGGCGTGGGACTGCCCTTTGGCCCGGCTGAGTTTGAGCAGCTTGCCCATCTCGTCGATGGTGACGAGATGCGCTGGAGACTTGAGCAAAGCCGAGAACACGGCGCCCGACGAGGTGTAGCCTGACCCTCCGATGAGCGATGAAAGGTTGGAGTGGGTCAAGATCTTCTCTGCGCAGGCCTGGGGGTGCTCCTTGCCCTCTGTAGAGCGCGCCACCATCACGAGGTACAGCGACGTCCAGTTGCCGTACTGGCTGCGATAGGCGCGGCCCATGACGGTCGAGCACAGGGCGATGGCCGCGGCAACGGCGAGTTCCGGCTGGCTCTTTGGGGCGGTGGCCGTGATCCAGTCGGCGATGGTCTTGAGGATGCCGGGCGGGTTGAGGATGAACGCCTCGATGGCCGGCGCGGGGTCCACGCTGGTCTCGGATGGCAGTTGCACCGACTCCACGGCAGTGGCTCTCTGCCAGGGCAGCGTCAGCGGCTTTGGTGCTGGTGTCAACGGCTTGGGCGGCTCCTTGGGGGTCGGTGGTGGCGACTCTCTCAAGGGTGCGATGGCTGCGCCCACCGTCATCTGGATCGGCTCCGGCTCGGCCATCGGCAAGCACGAGCGCAGGGACTCGGCCGCCTTGGCGAACGACAGGCCGTGCAGGTACATCACGATGTCGATCGGCGTCATCCCGTAGTTGCCACCGAAGTCGAAGATGCCTCGGGGGTGGATGCCGACGTTGGGATTCTTGACGTTGCGCCAGACGGCCACGCACCGATATCCCGCACCGTCGCGGGTCGCGTGCGGCACCAGTCGCGGCACCCACAAGTCGAGGTTGGCCAGGGCCTGGGAGTTGATCTCGCGGAAATACTGGGCCTGGATGCTCAGGTCCGTGTTGATCGGCGCGTCATCGACCTTGTACGAGGTCTTGCCGCGCATGGTCTTGCGGTCTTCTTCTGTCTGGTACGGCGCGATGATGCGCTCGACCTGCAGCAAAAAGTCGTCGGGCAGCACGGGCAGATCGGCCGGGTCGAAGTCCTCCAGCATGTCCTCCGTCAGGTACACGTAGGTGTGCCCGTCGGGGTGGATCGTGCCGGGCATGAGGGTCTGCCGCCCCTCTGCCAGGACGTCGAGCACGCGCACGCCGCCGATGTTGAAGCTGCAGGACCGCTCTCCGTTGTACCGGTAGAAGCCGGTCCAGCCCTTCGCGCCCTTCTTCTTGACTGGGGTCCAGGGAATCAGGCGATCGAGGGCATCGGTCCCGTTGGTGTCGTAGTCACGGTCCAGGGCGATGATCTTGGACTGCTTGCCCAGCAACAGGCCGATGCCCGCGTCTGGCCACTGATACCAGTGCTCCAGTTCGAGTTCGGTGGGCATGCGGGTGAAGAACCTCTCCCAGTCGGGCATGCCGCGCCAGCCGTCGGCCTGGGACCATTGGCCCGGCCGCTTGGTGCCCGGCGCGATGGGGATGACGCAGTAGCCTCGCTCAAGGTAGGCGTAGGCGCGTCGGGCGAACGGTGAACCTGAATCGGACACTACTACTCCTTGATCTCATGCGCGGCCTCGCAGGGCTGCCAATACTCACACGCGCAGACGTAGCGGCCCTCGGTGTGGCTGGCGTTTCGCAAAAATCCGTGCGGTGCATTGGGGTGCGGGTTGCATTGCGGCCCCCGCTCCGGCTCGCGGCGGGGTGGGTGGGCAAACTGCTCCAGCGCGGCGCGCAGGTTGATTGCCGCCTGTCTCCCAGCTTGGGACGCCAACGGCGGAGCCAGCGACTGCCAGCCGTTCAGCTCTTCCAGAGCTTCAAGCGCCTGCTGGGCGGCGGTTCTCAGGTCAGTCATGGTTATCCTCCGGTTCAATGGGCACCTCGACCAGCGGCTTGCCGCAGTAGCAGCAGTGCTTCATTCTGTTGTCGGTCGGGGTGCCGTCGTTCAGTTGGAAATAGCGATGCCTGCCGCACGATGCGGCCCACTTGTCGGAATCCTCGTCGCCGTCTTGGTACCAGTGGCATTCGTTGGGCTGCTCCAGCGCGGCGCGGAGGGCTTCGATTGCAGGCCCGATCAAAACCCAAGAATCCCCGCCTCCTTCCAACGCCGCCAGCGCCTGCTGGGCGGCTTCGCGTAGGGGGGTCATACCTCCCCCTCCGCCCGTGCGATGGCGGCGCGGGCATCACGGCCCATTCCCCCAAGGTGCGCGCAGATCTCGGATCGCGTCATCGGGCCGTAGTCGGTCAGCAGCCGCAGGATCTCGGTGGATACCGCGCCCCATTCCTCTCTGCTCCTCATAACAGCCACGCCACCAACAACCCGGTGCCCATCGCCACAGCGGCCACACAGACGGCGACCACGGCATCTCGCACGCCGCTCTGGATTTCGCGCTCCAGGCTGTCGATCTCGGTCGCCGCGTGCGCGGCCTCTGGGTAGCGGCCCTGCTGGTCAAGGCCCTTGGGTAACTTCTTCACCACAGTGCTTCTCCTACTTCTGGGCACCTGGGCCCGCGTTTTGCTCGATTGACAACGACTCTTCCGTCTCCCTGGTAGGAGTAGAGGAAGGGCCATGGCCTAACCACAACTTGTCGGGGAACACCCACCGGTTCTCTTTCTGGACGGGCTTTTCCTCGGGCGCGACGGCCCGACGTCGGCGTTTCTGTATCTCGTCCCATGGAAACTTCAAGTCCATGGATGTCGTCTCGCGTGAGACGAACTGCTTGGTGCAGATGCCGCACAGGCGGATGCGCCAGACGTCCGCATCCAGGCGCCGCGACGAGATCACCCGTCCCTTGGACTCCTTGTGACAGTGCGGGCACTTCATTCACGGTAGCCCTCTTGGTCTCCGTCCTTTGCCACGAACATCAAGCACATCACCAAGACGCCCACCCAGGCCCCCAGCACAAACACCGCAACGTAGGTCATTTCCTTCGTCTCCCTTTTGCCCATCTTGCAGCCTGCTCGTGGCCTGCGCGCACGAGGTCTGGCCGCACGATCTCCAGCGGCAAGCCGGCCATCACCGCAACGATCTGCGCGTGACGATCCGGGACTCGCCGCCCCCACTTGGCCACGGCCTGCACGGTCACCCCGCAGGCATTGGCCACCGCTGCATGGCCACCGGCCGCAGCCAGCACGCCATCAACCGTGAACCCGATTGGACTGTCTTTGCTCATACTCAATGCTTGAGGAAAACTCAACTCTAGACTGGATCATAGGACTTTACAAGATCGAGTCAATCTCGATACCCTATGGTCTAGGGTTTGTACCTATGCCTGGAGGCATCTATGTCTTACGTAGGTCAACGCATCAGAGCGGCACGGCTCGCGCTGTACCCCACGCCCACGCAGCGTGACGTCGCCAAGCGGATGGGTTTGTCGCCCTCGGCAATCAACTTGTGGGAGAAGTGCAAGACCGAGCCGCGGCCCGGGGAACTGGCGCGCTTGTCCGAGTGGTTCGGCGTGTCCACCGACTGGCTGCTGGGCGTGGATGTAATGCCACCCTCCAAGGTCAAGCGCACCGGCCCGCCGCTGTGGACTGTGCCCGTGGTGCCGGCCTCTTCCCTCTTGAAGTGGCGCTGGGAGGCGGTTACCGAACTGCTGCAGACGGCGATCGCCTATCCGCCCCACACAGCGGCCGGCGTGCTTGTGGCCAGCGATGCGCTCACCAGCGCGTGCCCGTCGGGGGCCTACGCTGTGGTGTCCAAGTCGCACCCTACACCGCCGAACTCCATCGTGTTCGCGGCCGTCTCCAGGGCCGGGGAACCCGTCATGCGCCGACTGGTCACCGACGGCGGGAATCAGTTGCTCGTGGCCGACGATGCGCGCTGGCCCACCGTGCGCCTGCAGGAGGGTGTGCGCATCATCGGGCGCGTCACCGAGGTCACCGTCAGGCGCTCTTTGATCTGATGTTGCGGATGCGCAACTCTACGGGTGGGGGGTTGAGTTTTTCTCGACCCAAGAATACAGTCGAGTCCCCCTCACTACCGAAGTACCCGATGAAGCGAAAACCCAAAACAGCAATGCCGCCATATCGGCTGACAGACAGCCGATTCAACTACGTGCCCGCGGCGGCCACGGACGTCGCCCGCACCTGGGCCAAGTACGGGTGGATTCCCCCCAGCAAGGCCAAGGAGCCCGCACATGAACACCCTTGAAGCACTCTGCCAAGACTGGCTCGCGGCCAAGGAATCTGAGCGCAAGGCCGCGGCCCTGCGCGTGGCCATCGAGGACATGATCGTTGGCCTCACCGGCAAACGCGACGAAGGCGCCCAGACCCACGAGGCCGGCGCTTTCAAGGTGGCCGTCACCGGCAAGGTGATCCGGAAGATGGACTGGGACAAGTGGGATCAGGTCAAGGGTTCGATCCCGGCCAACCTGCACCCGGTCAAGATGAAGCCGGAACTCGACGAGAAGGGAGTCAAGTGGCTGCGGGACAACGACCCCGCCCTCTACGCCCTCCTGCCCATCGAGATCAAGCCGGCCAAGACGGCGGTGGAAGTGAAGCCTGTTGGGGGTGGCGCGTAATGGCCCGAGGCACCATCACCATTGAAGACGACCCCTTGACTGGACAGGTGACGGTCGGCGCCGACTTCGGCGCCGAACTCGATCCCAAGTCACAGGCTCACGGGATGATCTACCAACTCCTACAGGCTGTGCTCGGCACGGCCAAGACGTTCACCAAAGTCGAGGACACGGTGCCGGAACTGGACCCGGAGCCCTCGCGCATCATCACGACGGAAGGAAGTAAAGATGTTTGATCTGTCATCTATCAAGAAGGGCAAGGCGATCCACGCGCCGCGCATCTTCCTCTATGCCCCCCACGGCATCGGCAAGAGCACGTTCGCCGCAGCGGCCCCGGACCCCATCTTCATCACGACTGAGGACGGCCTGGGCTCGATTGACACCAGCAGTTTCCCGATGGCCAAGTCCAGCGGGGACGTCTTTGCCGCGGTAAAGACGCTCTACACCGAGAAGCACGACTACAAGACCGTGGTGCTGGACTCGGCCGACTGGCTGGAGAACATCCTGCAGCGCGAGATTGAGACCAAGTACGACGCGAAGGAACTGGCCTACGGCAAGGGTGCGCTCATCCTGGCCGACAAGTGGCGCGAGATCCTGGACGGCTTCAACGCCCTGCGCAACGACCGCAACATGGTCGTAATCCTCGTCGGGCACTGCGAGATCAAGCGGTTCGACAGCCCCGAGGTGGAGCCCTACGACCGCTATCAGCCCAAGCTCCAGGCCCGCGCATCGGCGCTGCTGCAGGAATGGGCCGACGCGGTTCTGTTTGCCAACTACCGCACGCTCGTCAAGAAGGACGACGTCGGGTTCAACAAGTCAGTCACTCGCGGTATCACGACCGGCGAGCGCCTGATGTACACCCAGGAGACGCCCGCGTACCTCGCAAAGAACCGGTACGGTCTCCCCACCCAGATGCCGCTTGACTGGAACACGTTTGCCAACGCGATCTCAGGCTCCGCTGCATAACCCGCCCCTCAACTATGAAAGGAATCATGTCCGCACTCAACCGCCTTTATCTCGTGAGCAACAACCAGACGCAGGACAGCGTTCTGGTTGAGGCCCACCACCCCGCCGCCGCCATCAAGACGATGGCATCGGACCTGTTCAGCGTCAGCGTGCCAACGGCCCTCGAAGCGGCCGTGCTGGTGCGCGACGGCATGACCGTGATCCGGGCACCCAAGCCGGAGACGGTTGCCGTCGAGGCCCCGGCCGAAGCCGCGGCCGCCTGATCGAGTTTTTCTCAACTACCGAAGGAAGTAACCCATGGCATCACTTTTAGGATTCGACGCAAGCCAAGTCCCCGAGCAGCAGAGTTTCGATGCTCTGCCCGAGGGGCAGTACGTGGTGCTCGCCACGGCCAGCGAGATGAAGCCCACCAAGAGCGGCACGGGCGCGTACCTGCAGTTCACCTTCGAGGTGCTGGATGGTCCGTGCAAGGGCCGCAAGGTGTGGGCCCGCCTCAACCTGCAGAACCCGAACCAGACGGCGGTCGATATCGCCCAGCGCGAACTGGGCGCCATCTGCCGGGCCGTCGGTGTCATCAAGCCCAACGACTCGTCCGAACTCCACAACCGGCCGCTGATGATTACGGTCGGCGTGGAGGTCGATGACAAAAAGCGCGAAGGCAACATCATCAAGAAGTACGAGAGCGTGAGCGGTGGCCAATCCGCCGCGGCCGCTCCTCGCCCCGCAGCACCCGCCGCAGCCGCCCCGGCTGTGGCTCCCTGGATGAAGTAACTCATGGACATCACACAGATCCCCATCACCCTGACGATGACGGTCGGCCACGTCAACGTCATCCTGGCCGCGCTCGGCAAGTTGCCGCACGACGAGGTCAACGAGATGGTCGTTGGCATCCGCCGCGTGGCCCTGGAGCAGGTCCAGGCGGCGCAGCAGAAGGAGCAGGCCAAGGCCGAGGCGCCGGTTGCTGACAGCGAGGGTGGCGAGGCCTAACCCAAGCACCACGGGCGCTCCTCCCGTGTGATCGCGCCTGACCCCAGCGTGTGCAAAGGGGTGACAGCCGGGAAAGACCGGCACCAATCCGATAGCGGCTCGCGGGCCTCTGCCGAATTGGAAAGGAGCGAGCGATGGACTACGAGAAAATGGTCAGGGACATGCTGATGCACGTCTGCAACGACTTTTCAAAGGAGCAGTACGCGCATTTCACCCGGGCCGTCAGCATGGGCCTGGGCGAGGCCCTGGCGCTGATCGAGACCCGCGAGGACATGCTGCAGGCCGCAAACCTGATGTTCGGCGCGATCGTGCAGCACGCCATGGAGTGCCGCGCCACGCTGCACGAATCCGAGGCTGATGGCGGCGTCAGCGCAGAGGAGTTCTTGCGCGACCACTTCAAGCCTGGGAGTTTCAATGGCTGATCTCACCAAACATGTTGACGTGATCGCAGCCGCGATCTTCGAGCAGTACGAGAAGACCGGCGCGGCCGAGCAGGCGCGCACCTACCTGGGCGCCAGCGTCATCGGCAACGAGTGCGCCAGGGCGCTCTGGTACGGGTTCCGCTGGGCCGGCAAGGAGTCATTCAACGGCCGCATGCTGCGCCTGTTCCAAACCGGGCACTTGGCCGAGTCGCGCTTCGTGGCCGACCTGCGCTCGATCGGCGCCACGGTGTACGACTCCGACCCAGCCACCGGCAAGCAGTTCGGCTTCTCTGACCACGCGGGTCACATGCGCGGCCACATGGACGGGTGCGTGAAAAACATCCCAGGCGGCGGCCTCAAGTGGCACGTCGCCGAGTACAAGACGCACTCTTCCAAGTCCTTCGCCGACCTCAAGAAGAACGGCGTCAAGAAGTCCAAGCCGACTCACTTCGACCAGATGCAGTGGTACATGGGCAAGAGCGGAATGGATCGCGCCTTGTACCTCGCCGTCTCAAAGGACGACGACGACCTCTACAGCGAGCGACTGGAGTTCGACCCCGTGCGGTTCGAGCAGATCCAGGCCAAGGCCGAGTCGATCATCTTTGGCCAGACCCCACCTGATCGCATCTCTAGCGACCCCAAGTTCTATCTCTGCAACTGGTGCCCGCACAACGGCGTGTGCCACGGCAACCGGGTGCCGGCCGTCTCGTGCAGGACCTGCGTTCACTCCACGGCCGAGCGCGATGGTGACGGGCGCTGGACGTGCGCGAAGGGCCAGGAGAAGGTGGACATCCCTGTCGAGATCCAGCGCAAGGGCTGCCCAGGCCATCTGCCGCTGCCGTTCCTGGTGACCTACGCCGAGCCGATCGACGCGGGCGACGGCTGGATCCGCTTCCAGCGCAAGGACAACGGGGTCCAGTTCGTGGTGGCAGACAACTTCTGCACGCCGCCCAACGACGTGCCGGCCTACACCAGCCATGAAGTCAGCGCAGCCGCCGACCACAAGGCCATTGCCAACCCGGAGATCGAAGCAGTCCGTCAACAGTTCCAAGGAAGGATCACAGGATGACACGCATGAGTTACCGCGAGGTGGAGATGAAGGTGATTCAGTGGGCCGAGGCCCGCAGGATCATCCCCAACGCCACGCCACAGAGCCAGCTTCTCAAGGCCTTCGAGGAGATGGGCGAGTTGGCTGCAGGCGAGGCCCGCAACCAACGACCGAAGATCGAGGACTCGATCGGCGACGTCATGGTCTGCCTCATCAACTACTGCGCGCTGCGCGACATTGACCTCGTGGAGTGCCTGTGCAACGCCTACGACGAGATCAAGGACCGCAAGGGCACGCTGATGCCGAATGGGGTGTTTGTGAAGGAGGAGGCGTGACCATCGAACTACGCCCCTACCAGACCGCCAGCATCGCGGCCCTCTACACCTACTTCGCAGCCAACGACGGCAACCCGCTGATCGTGCTGCCGACCGGCGCCGGCAAGAGCCTCGTGCTGGCCGCGTTCATCAAGCAGGCCATCGAGCAGTACCCCGGCACGCGGATCATGGTGCTCACGCACGTCAAGGAACTGATCGAGCAGGATGCCAAGGCCATCATCCGCTACTGGCCCCAAGCGCCGATCGGCGTCTGGTCGGCCGGCCTGGGCCAGAAGACCAAGGGACAGGTGACGGTGGCCGGCATCCAGTCGGTCCATGGCATGCCCGCGAAGTTCGCCCCCATCGACCTCGTGCTGGTGGACGAGGCGCACCTGATCCCCCGCTCGGCCGACACCATGTACGGCCGGTTCCTGGCCGGGCTGCGCGTCCACAACCCTGCGCTGAAGGTAATCGGCCTCACGGCCACGCCCTATCGCATGGACAGCGGAATCCTGATCGAGGGCGACAGCAGGATCTTCACCGACATCGCCTACGAGGCAAACGTCGGCGACCTGATCCGCGACGGCTACCTCTGCCCGCTGGTGGCCAAGCGCGGCGCGACCGAGGCTGACCTGTCCGGGGTTCACACCCGAGGCGGGGAGTTCGTGGCCAGCGAACTGCAGGCCGCCATGGACAAGGACAACCTCATCCAGGGCGCGCTTGACGAGATCACACGGCTGGCCCATGACCGCCACCACATTCTCACGTTCTGCGCCGGCATCGAGCACGCGAACCACGTCGCCCAGGCCGCCAGGGATCGCGGCTGGGCTGCGGACTACGTCAGCGGCGACATGGCAGCCGGCGAGCGTGACGCGAAGATCAAGGCCTTCAAGGACGGCAAGCTGCGCATGCTCTGCAACGCGATGCTACTCACCACCGGGTTCGACTACCCCTCGATCGACTGCATCGTGATGCTGCGCCCGACCAAGAGCACGGGCCTGTACGTGCAGATCATGGGCCGTGGGCTGCGCAGGGACGGGGTGAAGGAGAACACCCTGGTGCTGGACTTCGCCGGCAACGTGCAGCGCCACGGCCCCATCGACCAGATCAAGGTCAAGCGCAAGGGCGGCAAGGGCGAGGGCGTGAGCGTGGCCCCGGTCAAGGAGTGCCCCGACTGCCACGAACTTGTCCACACCTCGGTGATGGAGTGCCCAGGCTGCGGCCACGAGTGGCAGCGCGGCGCCGCGCACGGCACCCAGGCCGCGGATGCCGTGATCGTGGCCGCGCTGGAAGAGCCTCGGGTCTACGACGTTGAGCGCGTTGAGTACGAGCGGCACGAGAAGCAGGGCAAGCCCCCGAGCATGAAGGTCACCTACCACTGCGGCGTCTCGACGTTCCAGGAGTGGGTGCCCATCGAGGACGATCGGCCCTACGTCAAGAAGCACGCTGTCTCGTGGTTCTGGGACCGCGGGATGATGTGCCCGGCCACTGTGACCGACGCCCTGGCCGTGGCCGCCGAAAAGATCCTGACTCCATCCTTCATCACGGTGAAGCTGGAGGGCAAGTATTGGCGCGTCGTCAAGGCCCACAAGCCCATGGTGCCGGGCCGGGCTCAGGTGATCCGGCGCAAGACCTGGGTGGAGTTTGCGGAGCAGTACGCATGAAGGTCTCAGAGATCCAGGTCAAGATCCAGTGCGCCGAGCGCGAGGCCCACTACTGGCGCGAGATCCTGCGCAAGAAGTCTTGCGCCGACTGCATCAACTGGTACGACTCCGGCTGCAAGCTGGCCAACGGCGAGCGCCCGCCGCCCGAGGTTGAGAAGGTTGGATGCCCGGCGTGGGCTTGGGATGAGATCCCCTTCTGATGCTGATCCTGACAGAGCAGGAGATCCAGCAACTCACCGGCCGGCAGCGCAGGCCGGCCCAGCTTCGCGCCCTCAAGTGGATGGGCATCGAGCACCGCGTCCGTCCTGACGGCAGCATTGCCGTTCTGCGCGAGCACGTCCAGAATGTCCTGGGCGTGACACCACAACGACAGGGGAAGACGCATGAGCCAGACTGGTCGGCGCTGTCGTAGGCCAGAGAACAGGGGCCTGCCGGCGCGCTGGCAGTGGCACAACGGCGCGTACTACTACCGGGTGCCCCCGGGCCTGGAAGCGGCCTGGGACGGCAAGAAACGGTTTCGGCTGGGCAAGGCCCTGCACGAGGCCCACGCGGCCTACGCCGCCCGCATTGGAGCCCTGGGCAGGGTGCGCAGCGTCAATGACCTCCTGGACCGCTACAGCCTGGAGGTGACCCCTTTCAAGCCGCCCAAGACCCAGGCCAACGAGTTGCGCATCATCGTGCGGCTGCGGGCCGTCTTCGGCGCGATGCAGATCACCGCGATCAAGCCGTCCCACGTCTACGGCTACGTGTCCAGACGCAAGAAACGTGCCATGGTGGATGGCGTCGAGGTTGACGTGCCGGCCCTGACTGCCGCGCACCGCGAGATCGAGGTGTTGAGCCACGCCTTCACCAAGGCCGTGCAGTGGGGCGAGATGGATCGCCACCCGTTCCGCGATCAGGTGCGCCTGGACGGCGATCTGGCGCTGCGCCCGCGCACGCGCTACGTCGAGGACTGGGAGATCCTGGAGTGCCTGTCCCTGACTTCGCACCGCAAGAAGGGCTCGGTGCTGATGATCCAGGCCTACATCCGGCTCAAGCTGCTGACGGGGTTGGCGCGCTCGGATCTGCTGCGCCTGCGGGCCGGGGAGCACTTGCGCGATGATGGCATCCACGTCACCCGGCACAAGACCGCGGGCACCACCGGCAAGAGCACGGTCTACACCTACGAGGCGGTGCCCGAGCGGCGCGAGGCTGTCGAGCAAGCCACCCGGGCCCGGCCGTGCCTGTCACCGTTCCTGTTCTGCAACCGGCGCGGCGAGGGCTACATCGACGAGAAGACCGGCCAGAGCCACGGCTGGGACTCCATGTGGCAGCGGTTCCTCGATCGCGTGCTGGCCGAGACCTCGGTGCGCGAGCGGTTCACCGAGCACGATCTGCGGGCCAAGGTGGGGTCCGATGCCGAGAGCCTGGACAAGGCCAGGGCCCTGCTGCAGCACGCCGACACCCGCACGACGCAGCGGGTCTACAGGCGCCGCGCAGAGCGCGTGTGACCCATGCCCAGGTCTGTGACCCACGGGCCTCTCGTGGAGGCCCGCAAGTCCTTGAATAGTGGCGCGCCCGGCAGGATTTGAACCCACGACCCCCTGGTTCGTAGCCTGACGTTCGCTTGGACAAAATGGCCCAATCTTTCAGGTTCTTGCGAACTGTCCAATGGGTCACGGTAGACACAACTGCTGCCATTTAACCCATTGAATTTTCGACGTGTTGTGCCCAACCGTGACCCATCATTGTTGGCACAGTTCGTGATCCCTTGCCTTCGAACTTTGAGGGGGAATTTGTTGTGGGACGAGCACTAGATCGAGTTCTGGACGAGACCAAGCACCCAGCGGTTGAGGAGGCCATCGAAGAACTGAACCAGATGCGTGCCGTGCAAGCGCACTTGTTGACGCATTACGCCGCAGTGCGCCGGCAGAACGATGCCCTGCACAGCGCACTGGAGGACGCACGGCTACTCAGCAAGCTCTGAGGCGATCCGGCCTCGCATCTCCGGTGGGGCGTTGCGAAGCACGCGGTTTTCCTTGTCCTGGTTGCGCGCCTTGATCCTGCTCCTGATCTGCTGCGGCCCGATCACGATCTGGGTCTTGGGGTTGCGCTTGTTCCAGTCGTCGCGCTCCTTCTGCGCTGCCTGGATCATGGCCTCGTCGTCCTGAACGATGCCGCGCACCCACTGATCGACGATCGAGGCCTCGACGGTGCGCTGCAGGGCGATGTCCTGCTGGATGGGCATGGTCTTGCGCGTGACGTTGGCCACCACCGTCGGGTTGAAGCCCGCCGCCTTGATGGCCGCGTCTCCGAGCGTGGTGTCCACCACCTTGCGCCCGGCCCGGTCCACCGCGTAGCCTTCCTTGGCCATCTTGGCTGCAGCCACGACGTCCTTAACGGCCTTGGGTGCCATGTTCTCCATCGCCTTGCTGTCGTTGCCGGCGTTCCAGGCCTCGAAGGCGTCCATGGCCTGGGTGGCGAGACCTCCGAACACCGGGCCGGCGATCTCAGCGATCTCTCGCCCGGTGGACTCTGCGTTCGACTTCTTGAACATGCCGGTGCCAGGGATCAGGTTGCCCAGGCTGAAGCGGCCGGAGAAGTCCAGCGGCAGATAGACCGACAGCCCGTAGAGGAACTGGTCGCCCAGCGCCTTGCCCAGGACCGTGTAGGCCAACTCGCGCTTCGACCCCTTCATGTTGGTGTCAAAGCCCATTATCTGCCCGAGCGTGTCGATGATGTCGTCCAGATCCTGGGCGAACGGCAGACCCTCTTGGCCAGACAGCAGCATGAGGATGGCCAGGAATATGAGCGCCGCCCGCTTGCCCTCGGGGCCGCCGTTGCGCCACATTCTGTTGATTAGCTCCACCATCATGATGGGGAACTGCTTGAAGGTGAGCACGATCCGGCCGAAGCCTGGGCGCGCCCAGTTCGGGCGACTCACCTTGTTGTAGATCCCCTGCGTCTCGTTGACAGCCCGCACCGCGAAGGCGTAGGGGTCCGTCATGCCGTTCTCGACCGCGAGGTTGTAGGCGGCGATGAACGTCACCTTGCGGTTCAGCCGCTCGGCCACCGAGAACATCGAGCCCCACAGGGTCAGGAAGGCATTGATCCGGGCGCGGGCGCTCTCGCTGCCGGCCTTGATGCCGCGTCCAGCCCCCGGGATGCGCGACAGCCCCGCGACCAGCTTGGCCGCCACGCTCTGCGCGCCGATGCTGTAGAGGTGGAAGATCTCCTGGGCGTCAACGATGCCCTCCTGGCTGGCGCGCTTGAGAGCCCGCTTGAGGTCTTGGTCGGTGATCTCTTTGCGGCCCCAGGCGTATGGGTGCGCCTTGGCCATGACAGCGGTCACTTGCGCTGGGCTGGCGAACCTCGTCAGGTGCGGGAACGTGACCATGTACGGCTGGGCCATGTTGACGAACATGGCCGCTACCGAGCCGCCCAGGAACCACGCGAAGGCCAACGTAGACACCGGAGCGGCCGGGTCGTTGGGGTTCATGACGAAGTTCTTGAGATTGATCGCCTCGTCCCTGACGTCGCCCTTTTCTTGCGGGATGTACTTCACCGCGTTGGTCAGGTCGCGCAGGTAGAACCGCTGCGCGGCGTACCGGCCGTTGCTGGTGATGAAGTTCGACAGCACCCGAGGCATGTCCTTGGAGTACCCCGGCACGCCCTTGCGGTTCAGGCGCCGCTTGAGCGCCGACCGCTCCGAGATGGCGTCCTGGTAGTAGGTGCGCATGACGTCCTTGGCACCCACGGCCTCGGCAAACAGCGCCAGGGTCTCGGGCGAGATGCCGGCGTACATCTCGTGCTGCAGTTCGCTGTTCGTGCCGAAGCGCACCCGCACCTCGGGGTTGCCCTCGTGCAGCATCTGAGCCTTGCGCAGAGCCTCTTGAGCCTCGCCCCCGGTCTCGAACCGCTCGAAGTACAGGGTGGCCGCAGTGCCGTCGTCGCCGCGGATCAGTTGCCCCGTCTCCGGGTTGACGAGTTCGGCCTGCACCGTGAACTTGCCGAAGCGCATCAGGGGCGCGTAGCCTGCAGCCTTCATGGCCCGGCCCAGGTTGAAGACCGACTCGACCTTGCGTTGCACTTCGAGGTACGAGTCGCGGGTCGCTTCCAGTTCAGCGACACGATCCTCGAAGCCCAACTCCTGAGCCTTTTTGATGGCCGCCTCAAGCTGGGCGAACATCCGGCGCAACTGCGCCGTGATGAGGGGCTGGGCTGACTGCGGGTTGTCGATGATCTGCCGGCGCACGTCCTTGGTCACGAAGACCTGCACCATCGAGTACGCCTCGGCTGCCGAGACCTCGTCCAGGCTGGCGTCGATCGCGGCCCTGGCCTCGTTGTAGAGCGCCACGCCACGGTCGGTCAGATCGAACCGGGTGCGCAACTCTTCCTCGCTCCAGACCCGGCCCTCCAGCACGCTCGCGCCGTCCAGCGTGCCCGCGAAGATGGCGTTGGCCGCGCCCTGGGTGTCGGCATCATCGACTCGTCCCTTCACCATGGTGCGGGCCGCGGAGACGATGTCGTCCACCCGTGGCAGCAGCCTGGGTGCCAACTCGGACGGCCGCAGCGACGACAGCGACACTTGGTTCTGCATCGCGTTCGCGTAGGCGAAGACCTTGCCGAAGTCGCGGTCCTTCAGCGCCTTATTGAACTGGGTAGACAGTGTCTTGTCGTAGGCGTTGAACGTCTTGAACTTTGCTTTGGGCCGGCCGTAGTGCTGGATCAGTCCATCGGTGATGTTGCGAGCGAAGTCGTTGACGGTGGGCGCTGCGGGTTGCGGGGCGCGGCGCGTGCGCTCGGCAACTTCCAGCACCGCCTGCTCCGACAACATCTGCCGCGACAGGAACGTGCCGTTGCCCTCCATGACGGCGTTCAGGCCCTCGATGATCGGCGCATCAGAGCGCAGGCCAAAGACGGCCTTGATCCGCTGGATGAACTCCCTCATCCACTGGATCGCCCGCTTGACCCACGAGCCCTTGGCCGCATACCGCCCCGACAGGATGCGCGTGGCGTTGACCGCCCAGAACTCTGACGGGCTGAACAACTGGTAGTGGTCGTCGTAGTTCCACACCCCCTTGGCGTAGGCATCACGCAGACGATCGCCCGCCGCCTTGTCGCCGAACAGCCCGGAGTGCAGCATGTCATTCAGGGCTTGCCGCATTTCTGGGGTGCCGTTCTTGTAGGCTGCGTCCCAAGCGCGGATCCACTCCTTGAGCACGCCGTCCTGCACCTCGATCGGCATCATCCGCTCGGCGTGGTGCAAGACCTCGTGAACGGCTGTGGTGTCGCTCATCCTGCCCGTGACCAGCGTGAATACTTTGCTGACGTAGTCGTACTGGCCGGCTGCCGTGCGGTCCTTCTCGGCGCTCTTGATGCTGATCCCCAGGCCATCGCCCATGTGCGGGTTCTGATCGAGCAGCCACTGCGCGAAGTCAGCGGCCTCCTTCGTCACGGTGCCCTGCGAGACCCCGGTGCGCATCTTGGCGATGATCCAGTCGGTGCCGCGCTTGCGCCCGCTGACCACCCTGCGGTAGGTGCGCTCTTCGTTGCGCCGCTGCATCCGGCCGATCAACTGCTGCACGCCCAGGCGGTACTCGGACTCGGTGATCTTGCCCGCGTCACGCTTCTTCTCCAGGCTCGTGAGCGTGGGCAGCGCGTCGGCCCGCACCGACTCCAGGGTTTCGCTGAAGGCCAGGGAGGGGGATTGGATGTCTGGCGGCGGCGCGTACAGGAACGACTCACGCGGCGCGAACTGGACGTTTTTGGCGATGAGGAACTGGCCGATCTGGTAGACCTCGTCAGCGGCCACAACAGGCTGCCTTGTGGCCCTGTCGTAGAAGTAGCCGTGCCGTGTGGGGTCGAACCCGATCTGCTTCCAGGCCGGGTCGCTCATCAGCGCCTTGGCCCTAGCGAACGCGTCCTCGGGCGACAGGTTGAACCATGTGCCCTCGACCGTCTGCAGCGGCTCCTTGGCCGCGCCTGTGGCGATCTTCAGGCCCTTGGTCTGACTGCGCGTCTCGAACGTGACGTTCTTCAACCATCCGGTGCTTTGGAAGCTGATGATCTTGCCGGCCGAAGCCCTGCCGGCGTTGCCTTCGTGGATCGAGACCACAGAGCCGCCGCGATCACGAGCCGGCAGATCCATGCGAAGACCGACCTTGGTGCCATCGGCCACCGGCACGTTGACCTTGTCACGCTTGCCCGCGTCCACCGTCTGCTGCATCTTCTCGTCCGACGTGGGCGCGAGCAGCTTGTCAGGCTCGATCAACTCGATTGGCTTGTAGAAGTCAACGTAGGCGTCGTACTGGCTGCGGGTGATCTTGCCCTGCTCCAGCAGGCGAGCCGCGGCCTGGACTTGAAGGTGGCGCCCCTTCATCTCCTTGATGCCGGTGACATCGAGGATGGGTGGCTGGCGCGCAAAGTCCATCGGATTCGGCGGCTGCTGCCTCTCCTGCATCCCGCGCAGGATCGAATCCGAGTCCTTGTCGGCGATCAGGGGCGTCTTGAACACGTTGATGATGCCGCGCACCGCCTCCAGGAACTTGTCGCTCTCCCCGTTCTTCCATAGCTCGGCACGCATCCTGTTGCCGACCGACGAGAAGTACGGGCCGAGATCCTTGGAGATCTTCTTGCCCGTGCCGCTGCGGCGCACCTCGATGATGTAGGCCCCGCCGCTGCGCTTGAGCGTGACGACGTCGCCGCCCGTCTCCTTGTCCACCACCACGCCGCCCGCATCCAGAAGCGCGGCGATCTTCGCGGGGTCGCTCATCTCCGACCTCACCCTGCGCAGCGCAGCGTCGAGGTCGAAGTTTGCAGGCATCATGATGCCCTGCAGGATGTTGCCGCTGCTGTCGGTGTAGTTGAGGATGCGGCCCTTGAACTGCGAGTAGCCGCGCAGCACGTTGCCGGTAATCATCCAGCGCGTCTCGCGGGCATCGGTCTGGCCGCGGTCGAATCCGTCGGCGATCGGCACGCGCTCCGTTCCGCTGCCATCCTGGGAGATGACCGTCATCTCAGTGGCTGGCGAGATCATCACGCCGTCCATGCGCAGAGCACGCTCCTCCGGCGTGGCGGCCAACTGCGTCATGGAGAACGTCATGCTCTTGGCGCCATCGACCACGGCAACCCGGATCTTCCACACGCTCAGAGATCCAGCCGACTTGGCCTTGCCCTTGCGCTCGACGTTGGTGACGATGCCGTACAGGTTGCCTGAGTCCGTCTCCAGCTTCACGCCCTGGCCGATGGTGGGCAGCATCGACTGAAAGCGCGTGAGCGCCCGGTCCAGGGCGTCGTTCTTCTTGGTGGCCTCGGTGACCTTGTCGGGGTCCGTGCCGGCCTCCGCGGTGTTGGCCTGCTGTTCGGCGGCGATGTCGCGCCGCATCTGACTCAGCATCTCGGCGCGCTTGAGCTTGGCGACGTTGGCCGCCGTCTGGTTGCCGTCCGTGATCCCCAGCGCGCCGCGCACCAGTTCCTCGACCTTGGCCTTGGGCCAGGGCTTGCCGAGCTTCTTGACGTTGACACGCTCGGCGTTGACAGCGGCCGTGAACGGGCTATCGGAGCCCGCGTCGGCCGGCATCACCTCGCGGGTGGCCATGGTCTTGGCGTCGAGCGGGTAGGTCTTGGCCTCCAGTTCGTTCTGGCCGAGGGCGTCCAACTGCGCGATCAGTTCGACGTAGGCCGCGCCGAGTTGGTCGTAGAGTTCGTTCTGATCCTTGAGCGGTAGCAGGCCGATGCGTCCGGTGACCTTGGCCATGGCGCCATCCACCGCTGGCCGGCCGTTTTCGTCGAAGCTCACGGGAAGCCCCAGGCGCAAGTTCAGCGCCTGATCGCTGCCCACCAACTCGGCAGCCACCCGGTCGCCGTATTTGTTCATGAAGTCCGGCGCGCTCTTGTCCTCGACCGCCGACTTGCGGCCGGCCGTGGTGTTGGCGCTCAGACCGGCCATCTTGTTCGACAGCACCGCAGCCGGGCGCAGTTCGATCGGCACGTTGGCCGTCATCTGCACGTAGCGCGGCAGGCCGAAGGTGGCCGTGAAGTCTGGCGGCGCCTTGCCGTTGGCGCTGACTTGCCCCGTCCGGTTGACCCGGCCGAGCATCTGCATGTGGTTGTTGATGTCCAGTTCGGCCTGGGCGATCACCATCACGCGCCGCCGCTGATCGGCGAAGGTCTCCGAGGCGTGCATCGACAGCCCGGTCGAGCCGGAGCGGTTGATGATGAGCGCGTCGAGTTGGCCGCCGTTGAACTTGGCGATCGTGTTCTTCTTGCCGGCCGTGTTCATCTCGGCGCTCGGGCGCTTGCGCAGCACGCCGTTCTCGTCAACGATCGTCTGCCGCCCCGTGATCTCGCCGATGCTGTGCCCGGCCCCCTGGATCAACTGCTTGATGTGGTCGATGGGCGACAGCGGGACCGACAGTTCCAGTTCCTCGATGAAGTCGCGGGCCGCGTTGTAGGCCTCCACACCTTCGTCACCCAGTTGCTCGTCGGTCAGTCGAGTCTTGGTCTGCGAGCCGTCGCCGTTGTTGATCGTGACGGTGCGGGTCTTCTCCAGGTAGCGCGTGAGGATGTCGGCGAAGCTGGCCTCGATCTTGTCGCCGATGCCCAGGTTCTCGGCACTGGCGTACTCGGCGATGAAGGCCCCCATGGTGTTGGCCACGGTGATGACAGGCTTCTCGCCCCTGCGGATCGCCTCGATCGCCTTGTTGGCCGCTTGCTCGGCCTTGAGCGCCAGAAGGAACGTGTTGATGACGTTGTGCATCACCGAGGTGAAGTTCACCGAGTCCACCGACGCCTGCGACATGCCGGCGCCACCGGCACTCATCACTGCGCCCTCGGAGTCCAGGGCGTCCTGGATATCCTGGATTGCGGCGCGCTTGGCCCGATCGAAGTCCACGATGAGGCGCATGGCCTCGCTCACGTCCTCGGCGTCCTGGGTGTTCACCTCAACGCTGTCGATGCGGTACTCGATGCCATCGAACGACCGCTCGCGCCGCAGGTACTGGCCGGCCGCGACCAGCATGGCCGACGACGTCTGCTGCATCGGCACGCTGCTGATGTTCTCGATCAGCGTCGTGACGTTGCCGAACGCCTTACCCAGGTCGGTCTTGCTGTAGGCATCCATCACCCTCGGGTTCTTGGCGAAGGTGGCCGACGAGTAGAAGACCCCGCCCGATGCGTTGATGAGTTGCCGCACCACGTCGCCCACCTTTGGGAACCTGCCGTCGCCGGCCTCGCCCGCGTTGTGCGACTCGTCCAGAATCAGCATGGAGTCGCTGTTGACGAAGTGCTGCAGGAACGCATTGCGGTAGCCGAACTTCACCGGGTTGCGAACCCTCAACCCCGTCCCCGGATCGCGCCTGGGCTTGCCTGAGTCAAGCGGCGCCATCTGGTTGTAGGTGGTGAAGATCACATCGAAGTTGCCAATCGAGTTGGACTCAACTATGCCGCGAAGCATCGACTCGTGGCGCTCGATCTCGGGCGTCTCCAGGAACTTGCCGCGGCGCTCGGGCATCTCGGCTCGCAGTTCGATGATCTGCTGCTTGATGGCCACGATGTCGGGGTTGGTGGACCGCTTGACCTCGGCCGCGATCTCCTTCTTGCGGTCGGCGTCCTCCATGCCGTTGAGCTTGTTGCCCAGGTCGGCGATGGCCAGCACGTCCATGTCGTCCTGCAGTTCGGCGATCTGGGTCTGGATGCCCTGCTTCTCGCCGAACCACGCTAGGGCCTCCGCATCGAGCGGAACCGAGGCGTTGTTGTTCGTCATCAGCGGCTTGATGTTGCTCATGCCGATGTCGTTCAGGTCGCGCATCATGTCGCCGTACAGGTCCGGCATCTGCGTGACGAAGACCGGTGTCTTGCCGTTGAGCTTGGCGTAGCGGATCATGGCCGCCACGACCCGGCCCTTGCCGATGCCAGTCTGGTCGCCGATGATGAAGCCGGCCCCGCGCTTGATGTTGTCGATGGCAAGCGCCAGCGCCTCGACCTGTTCGGCCGAAAACGACTTCTTGAACTCTTCGGGGGTGTACTTGAGTTCGTTGCGCACGAACTCGTCGATTTCACCGACCCGGGCCCGCAGCGCCTCGAAGGCGCGCTCGATGGCCGTCAGGTGGTTGGTGGCAACGAGGGTGTTGACCGACTTGTTGCCGGAGAAGTTGTTGTACTTGACCTGGAGCTTGCCAGCGTCGTCCTCGCTTACCCGCGCTCGATCCTTCCGCTCACCAACGCGTGTGTCCACTCCAGCAGGTTGGTTTCGAGCACCGTCTGTTCCGCTGCCGAGTTGCTGGTCTCCAGGGACGGTGGCATCCGTCCCGGTATCCCCCGGCTGCGCAGTTCCATCAGGACTTCCTCGTTGTCCTCGACCACCTCCCGGCCGATCCTGGTTCGATCCAGTGGCTGTGCCAGTAGTCCCGCCTCCAGCAGCAGATCCTCCATCTGTTGGACGTCCTCTGGTTCCGCCGTCTCCACCATCTGCTCCAGTCGGCGTCGGAGGAGTACCGGGTACAGATCCCGGCTGAGTTCCTGGCCCTTGACCCCGCGTATCGCCCCCAGGAGTTCCTGTCCCTTCGGCGCCCAAGTCATCAGCATTGGCATTCAGCTTCTCCCGTAGTGCGTCCCAGGTGTCCACCAGTTGCGGCAACTGGGCGGCCGGCAGGGCTCGATTCGATTTGCCGCGGCCCTTGATGACGATGACATCGACCGGGAACGTGGCGCCCTGTTTAGCGTACAGGTCGCCGGCCACGGTGAAATGATCGACGACATTGTAGGAGTTGTAAAGCGTGTAGAAGAACTCGCGCTTGCTCTTGCCGCGGTAGGTGTCGCGCCGTGCGCCGTCCTCGCGTGCGATCGGTCCTCCGATGATGAGCACGGCCGTGCCGTCGTCATCCATGGCCTGCAGGGAGTTCAGCGAGATGGCGTGGTCGATCTCCCGTGTGTCCAGGCCGTCGATCTGCCACCGCTCGTCGCCACGCGGGCCGAACGGCGGGTTGGCGATCACCACCTTGACCGACTTCGGCGCGAACTTCATCGTCGCCGCGTCTTCCTGCGTGGGCGTGTAGCCTTGGGCGCGCAGCGCCTCGGCCCGGTCGGGGTTGATCTCGTTGGTGACCGTCTTGCTGGGCATGGCGCGCATTACGAGCGCGCCGTTGCCGGCCGTGGGCTCCAGGACCGTCGTCTGGAAGTTGATGCCCGCGAGCTTGCTCGCCACGTAGGCCAGGGGCAGCGGCGTGCTGTAGGCCTGATTGCGCAGGCTGATCGTGTCGCGCACGTTCAGGCCCGGCATCTGGTTCTCCTGGAACTCCTGCAGCCGGTTGTAGATCTCCACCGCCGTGCCGCCAGCACGCACCACGCCCCGGGCGAACATGACCCCGGCCAGTTCGACCGCCTCGTCCACCAGCTTCGCGTCAGCGGTGCCCGGCTCGATCTTGCGTCCGATGATCTCGCTGGCCCGCGTGCGGGCTGCCACGATCGTGCCGAACGACTTGCCCGCCTCGAAGTCCTGCAGGAACCCACGCGCCAGGGTGACGCGCTCGCCTTCGGTGGCGGTGGCCGGGCCTTCCAACTTGACCTCCCCCGCCTGCACGTCCTTCATGAAGCGCACCACGTAGGGCTTCATGTTCTCCGCGGCCTGGGCGCCGAACTTGTCCAGCACCATGCGCACGATTGCCCGCATGGCTTCGCGCAGATCCTGGGCTGCGTCCTTGAGGTTCTTGATCGCCTGGAGGAAGAACGGCTTGGCCTTGGCGTAGGTCTCCTCGTCGAAGCCGATGCCGGAGTTCAGTTGCCCCGGCTTGCCGCCGAACAACTTGCCCAGGCCGTCGATAGCGTTGGTCAGGCCCGAGCCGGTGTTCTTGGCCGCGGAGCCCAGCGCCTGGCGCACCGTGCGCAGCGGTTTCTTGCCCTCGGCCTTGTCCTTGCCCATCTCCTCGGCCAGGACGTCATCGAACATTGCGTCGAGGTCGTCGGCGAAGAGATCCGGGTGCTGCTCGCGCAGCAGCCGCTGAAACTCCTTGCGCTCATCGAGGATCGCCTGCAGGGCGTCCTGCGCGGCGATGACCTGGGCCTCTTTGCGCCCGGTGCCGGCCGCCTCCAGGTCTTCGAGGCGCTGCAGCAGCGCGTCCTGGTCTTCCTGGGAAATCCGTGCGGCGATTTCGACGCAGCCGGACCCGGCGAGTTTGGTGTTCAGTGCCATTGGTTCAAGGCCCCAGAGGTGACAGCGCGGGCGATCATGACAAGCAAGATCTCATCTTCGTCCAGGCGGCGCATTGCCAGCACGTCGGCTGGAACGAAGGTGTCTGATTCTGACCGGCGCCGAGCAATCCGAGCATCTGCGCCGACGCCTATCGGCTCCAGGAACTCGTCGTAAAAGCCACGCGCAACAATTCCCTGTGCTTGGCCTGTCTCGGCAAATCCGGTGATGCCCCCCAGGACTGTGCCCGCGCCATCAGCGGCCTGCCCTTGCGCTGTGCCGGCTGCGCCACTGAACGCCAGGGTGGCGGCACCATCAACGGCTTGAGCCTGTGCGGTGGTGGCCGCTCCACTGAACGCTTGGGCGCCAGTGCCGGCAATGGATTGCCCTTGCGAAGCGTTTGCGGCCCCGGTGAACGCCAGTGTTCCAGCAGTCTCGTTGGATTGCCCTTGCGCCGTGTTGGCAGTTCCGCTGAATGCCAGGACGCCAGATGCCGTTGCGGTCTGTCCTTGCGCCGTGGTCGCGCTGCCCGTGATGGCGACGCTGACTGTTCCCGCGCCGGTTGTGGTCTGTCCTTGTGCGGTGCCGCCAATGTCGTCGCCGAACTCGAATGAGTCGGCCTTGAACGACTGGTCGGAAAAGCTGCTACGGCGAAACACCAAGGCCCCGCCATGCGTTGCCGGTGGTGCCATCGCCGATGACTTCGGCGCCGTTGATGCGCTGGGCGTCTACCGGGATCGGGGTGCCGGATTCCAGGTTTGTTCTCACGGCCGCCGCCAAAGACTGCGGGCTCAGCTCGGTGAAGGGCGTGATGTCGCCGCTCAAATTTCCCGTGGCCCTGATCGTGGCGCTGTTTGAGAACTGGACCAGCGCAGCGCCCACGGCGTCGACGATGGCGCCGAGCGTGGCGCTGGGCACTGTGAACGAAAAGGAAGTGCTGCCCGCAGCCGACAGGGCGCCGGCCAGGTTGGCGGCCAGGTCGAACGTGATGGAAGCGTTGCCGGCCGCCGAGACTATGAGCTGGCCATCGGCCGGGTTGACGGTGATCGTGACCGCCGCATCGCCGCTGATGTTGCGCCCCGCCGCGAGGTTGAGCGTACCCGGCGTGACCGTCACCACCAGATTGGTGAACGACGACATCGCCCCCGGCTTGTACGGCAGCACCCACGACGATGGAGCCAAGTGCCCGCTGGGGACGCCCGCTAGTTTGGACGGGATGCCCTCGCCCACGGACTGGTTCATCCGGTCACCACGCCTCCACATGGAACGGAAAGTTCCCGGCGAGCCGCCGATCTGGCGCAGGGGTAGCTGCGCCAGGAGCGTGGTGTTTGTCTTGAGAGCCATGCCC